TTATATAGGGTAGCACAAAAATGAAGATTTGTCAATAGATTTTTTAGAGAAATTTGTGAAATCTTTGTGAATTATTTTTAGTTAAATTTTTTTGCAAAAAAGTGTTGACAAACGCTAAAAATTATGGTATAATGTTAATACATTCTGAAATGAGGTGTAGAAATGAAAGAAGAAGACATTGTAGATTTACCGTTATATGACTTGTTTAAATTTCTTGCAGAAAAAAATGCAGGAGAGGTTTTAATAATTAGGGGTATTTTTACAAAAGCGCAAGATGCTATGTTAGCAAGTGCTGATAAATTTTTAAAGAAACTTTCTGAGGAAAGTGAAAAAGAGAATTACGAAGTCAATTTATCAATGGCTATTCAATGTTATGCACAGGCATTGTTTATAGGCGAAAAAATAGAATTGTGTGATAAGGTAAGTTACGATTTAACACCAGAGTGCTTTAAAGGTGTTGACAATTAATTAAAAGTGTGGTATAATGTAATAAAAATTGCAAAGTTGGTGGTAGAATGAATAAAGAATTAGCTTTAGAACAAATTGATGCTTGTATCTTAATGCTTGAACAGATTAAGTCATCCATAACAGATAAAGGTGGGGGCACGCCTAAGCGTTTTTGGATTGATTCCGATGGAGTTCAGCATTTTGAAAAAGACCCATACTTACTTGACGGAGATGTTTTTTGCTGTGGCGAGCGTTGTAGGGTAGATAACGATAAATATATCTGTCAAGTATGCGGGTCAAAATATAGATGTAAATAGAGGTGGTTTTATCAAGAAGCTAATAAGTGTTTTAGCAACACTACTTCTGATGCTCTTTTTGGTTCTGCCAACAGACAAATCAAATTCAACACCAAGAGTTGATGCTTCGGAAATAAAAGTAGAATATGAACTTAAACCGCCAAAAATTATTTCTTATGATATGGTAGCAACAGCTTACACAGCGGCAGAAGATGAATGTGGAAGACCTTCTTGGCACCCAGATTACGGCAGAACTGCTTCTGGTGAATTCGTAAGAGAGGGAATTATAGCCGCAGATACAAGCGTGTTGCCCATGCACAGCAGAGTTTATATTATTGCTGGTGAATACAGTGGTTACTACGAGGTTAAAGATACTGGTGGTGCTATTGTAGGTAATAGAATAGATATTTATTTTCCAACAAAAGCGCAGGCATATAAATTCGGTAGAAGAAATGTTACTGTGCAGTTGATAAAGGAGTAGTAAATGCAAAGATTTGAAAGAATTTACAAAGATGCAAAATTGCCGACAAGAAAGACGGCAAGAAGTGCTGGTTACGACATGTATTGTTACAAGGATACAGAAATTCCTCCTGCTTATTCTTTAAAAGATGGACAAGTAAGAATTTCTCTTACGCCTACTTTAGTGTCATTGGGAGTAAAAGCAAGGCTTGAATCAGATAAATTTTTACTTATGGCACCAAGAAGTTCTTTGTGCAAAAGAAACCTCGCATTAGGCAACACAGTAGGTGTTATAGATGCTGATTATTTTGGCAATAAAACAAATGATGGAGAGATTTTTGCGGCAGTCATAAATTTTGGAGATGAGCCTGTAGTATTAAAAGCAGGTGAAAGAATTGTTCAAGGAATTATTTCATCATATGATAAAGTAGATTATGATGATACAACAGAAGAACGTGCTGGTGGTTTTGGTTCTACAGGAAATTAAAAATAATACTTGACAAAAGGAAAAAAGTGTGGTATAATATATACATAATAAAAAACAAAGGAGAATTCGAATGGATAAGATTAAGTATGTAGTAAACAAAGAAAAAGGAACAGTAACTGCTATTGCAACTAATTGTCGTGGAGATGTTGTACGCAAAACAAATAAACTTGCAAAAGGTGCAGGTGCTTGGTATACTTTTGATGCTTCTGTAATTCCTGATACATTGAGTGCAACAACAAGAGTTCATGGAGCAGATGTGTTTGACGAAGAAAAAGGCAAAGCATTGGCTCGAAAAAAATTGCTTTTAAAATACCATAAAGAAAGACAAAAATCATTATGTTTTTGTTTAATAGCTCATACAAGACTTATGACACTTCTTGAAAAACTTTATGCTGATGAATATGAAAAGGTAAAAGATTACAAACAAGAGTGGGAAGCCCTTAAAAAAGGGTGACTATAAATTAGGTTATTGCTTATCCTATGCTCCATAGACGTAGCTAGAGCAGAAAGCGAAAGGGCGAATTAACCAGCGATAAAGGTTACTACGAGATGAAGGTTATGCACTGACCTTATTCGATACCCTCCCGCTATCAGGGTGTTGATTTACAGTGCTTGAATCACTAAACAGAAAAACATAGTGACCGCATCAGTTTCATCGGTTGGCGGTCTATGGAGGATTAGCCTAATGGTAAGGCATCAGTCTTGAAAACTGACGTGCGATGAAAGTCGTTTGTGGGTTCGAGTCCCATGTCCTCCTCCACACGAGTCAGTGTATTCTTGGGGTAAGGAAACGGTCTGCAAAACCGTTAAAATTCACGGTTCAACTCCGTGCTGACTCTCCAATAAAAAATAATGCTTGACAAATACGCAAAAATATGCTATAATATAGATATAGTGCGGTAATAGTTTAAGGGTAAAACTTTAGCCTTCCAAGCTAATGTTACGAGTTCGATTCTCGTTTACCGCTCCAATGGGCTGTTAGTTTAACGGTAGAACAGTGGTCTCCAAAACCATTAATGGGGGTTCGATTCCTTCACGGCTCGCCATACTTAGGTAGTTCAATGGTAGAATCCCGCTCTGTTAAAGCGGTAGTTGTTGGTTCGAGTCCAACCCTAAGTGCCAATGGAGGGTTAAGTCAACGGTAGACTAGGCAACTTATAATTGCTTAATATTGGTTCGATTCCAGTACCCTCAACCAATCTTTGTGTGGCGCAGTTTGGTAGCGCATTCGCTTTGGGAGCGAAGGGTCGCAGGTTCAAATCCTGCCACAAAGACCAAAGACTGCAAAGGATAGGGCACTCCCTAGCGCAAAGTGGAGGATGCGGATTTCCGCTGTCGTAATGGCATCGTCTAAAAAATCCTTTTAATTTGCCAGAGTAAAGCTAGCAAATGCTCTGGCATTAGATTAGATTGCGGGTGGGAGGCAAGGTGTTCTCGCAAGCCTCATAAGCTTGTTTAAGGTGGGTTCGATTCCCATACCCGCTCCCAAATAAAAAGTTTTAGCTTGGGTGTAAGCTCTGGGGCTACCGTAGATGGGGACATTTCCCTGTCACTTAATGTGAATATAGCTCAGATGGGAGAGCGTCTGCCTTACAAGCAGAATGTCGGAGGTTCGATTCCTTCTATTCACACCAATTAATAATGCAGGGGTTGCATAGCTGGCGATTGCACCAGACTGTAAATCTGGCACGTAAGATACATCGTAGGTTCGATTCCTACTCCCTGCACCATATTTCCCATTAGCTCAATGGACAGAGCACAGGTCTTTAAAGATAGGAGCGTTCATGTGGAACATTAAGAAAATTGTAAGTAAAGGTGATTATTTATATGCTTTAGTTCCTGAACATCCAAAAGCAACTAAGAATGGTTACGTTCTTTTACATAGGATTGTTATGGAAAATCATCTTGGTCGGTTACTTAATGCGAATGAAGTTGTACATCATAAAAATTTGAATAAGAAAGATAACAACATCAAAAATTTAGAAATTTTGTCTATAAGAGAGCATGCTAAAAAACATGGATTAAAACTAAAGAAACACATGGTTTTGTTAAAATGTCCTTGTTGCAAGAAAGTGTTCTCGCTAGCTCGAAATAAATCTTTTTTAGTAAAGAAGACAAAATATAATTGTAACTGTTGTAGTTGTTCTTGTAGAGGTAAATTAACAAAAATGATACAGCTTCAAGGAGTAACACTTGAACTGGAAGATGCTATATCGGAGAATCTCTTAACGGAATATTTGCTAAACAAAGCCGAAGACAACTCCGAGGAAACCTTCTTACAAGGGGTTCTGTAGAGACTATACGCATCTTACCTGAAATGGTAAAGAAATAGTCCAGACTACAACACATATGTGGCTATAGAAATATAGAGTAGTAAGCTAAACCTTGTGTGCAGGTTCGATTCCTGCATGGGAAACCAAATAGATTATAATAGCTTGGGGTTAAAATAAAATAGTGAGTCTAGATAACCATTAGTGACTTAGGGCGCACTAAGTTGGGTCAGCAACAGAAAAATTTGACACATTAGTCTGCTAGGGACTTTAAAAAAACTCACACCTTTTGTTCATAGAAACAGAAGTTAGCCATTGATAGCATATGTTTAGCTGTATAAGTATATGCCGAGGCTTTATCAGTTCGCACTGAGCTAATTTACAGCTAGGTATAGAGCCAAAGAAGAAAGTGCCAACCAAGCTATTTTATATACTAGGACTAAAGGGTAGAATGGTCAGCTACCGCCACAGAGAAGCTCTGGTAGGAGATGCTGGGTTGACAGCCAGCTTAGTTCTTATTTGCCAGATAGTGTAATGGTAACACAGCAGACCTTGACTCTGTTAAGTGTAGGTTCGAGTCCTACTCTGGCATCCATATTGAAGCATAATACAAGGGTTAGTATGCTGTGCTGATAACGCAGAAATGATGGTTCAACTCCATCTGCTTCAACCATGTCCTATTACCCCAATCGGCAGAGGGAACGGACTTAAAATCCGTACAGTCTCAGTTCGAGTCTGAGATAGGACACCAAAATGGCGTATTAGTCTAATGGCTAGGACACAACACTTTCAATGTTGGAATGGCGAGTTCAATTCTCCCATACGTCACCATACATGCCTTTAGCTTAGTTGGTTAAAGTGGCTGGTTGAAGCCCAGCAGAGTCCGTTCGATTCGGAGAGGCATACCATGCTAGTGTAGCTCAATAGGTAGAGCAACGGCTTTGTAAGCCGTAGGTTGCGGGTTCAATTCCTGCCACTAGCTCCATTTTAAAAATTGAATAGTTAGGGAAAGCCCTAGCTATTTTTGTTTATATGCAATAAACTTTATAAAAAACACTGTTATAACTGTAAAAAACAAAATAATTTATTTGCAAAGGAAGTGTTTGTTATAAGGAGTGTTCAAAGTGATTACTAAGGTGAAAAAGCGGGATGGAAGAATTGTAGATTATGATTCTTCTAAAATTGTTAATGCGATTCTAAAAGCTTTTAAAAGTTTAGGAATGTTAGAAGGAAAAGAAGTAAGGTTAGCAAACAAGATAGAAACGAAGATTAAAGAGACAGCAGAAAGTATTCCAGAAGTTGAATTTATTCAAGATATGATTGAAAAAGAGTTAATGGCATCAAATTTTAAAAATGTAGCGAAAGAGTTTATTTTATATAGGGAAAAAAGAAATAGAGAGCGGGAAAGAGATTCTGCGTTAAGAAAAGAAATATTAAGTAAAATAGAATGTACAAATGTGATGAATCAAAATGCAAATGTAGATGAAGAAAGTTTTGGTGGCAGAAAATTTGAAAGTGCCGCAGTAATACATAAAGATATTGCGTTAAATGATTTAATGTCAAGTGAGGTAGCGAAAGCACATAAAGAGGCAAGAATCTATATTCACGATTTAGATAGTTATAGTGTTGGGATGCAAAACTGTTTAGCAAGAGAGACGAAATTTATTACTGATAAGGGAGTAAAGTCTTTTTTAGATTTCCAAGATGGAGATGTTGTTAATGTTTTAACCCCTAATGGTGAGTATAAAAAGGCGATAGTAAGAAGTTTTGGTAAACAGCTTTTATATGAGATAGTGTTTACTAGAAATAAAGGTAAGCAAATTGTTCATGCTACACAAAATCATAGATGGTTATTAAAGGATGGCAGTGTTACTTCTAATTTGGCTGTAGGGGATTCATTATTAAGACCGCCAACGTTTTCTATTTTTGATTTTGAGTTAGCAAATGAAGAAGAAAAATATTATTGGTGTTTAGGTTTCGTTTTAGGTGATGGATGTAATAATCATAGATGGTCAAGGGGTAAAAAAATAGAGGATAAAAGATTTGTAAGATTACGTCTTTGTGGGCATAAAATTAAATATGCTGATAGATTTAATGCCCTCAAACATTCAAAACGATTGTTGGAAAACGGAGATATTGAATTAACTTTTAGTAGTGTAATAGGTTTTGTAAAAGAAGTTCCTAATTTGGAGAGTTTAACATTAAAAGAAATGTCTGCCTTGTTTGATGGGTTATACTGTGCAGATGGTAATAGAAAAGGCACAAACACTATGTTGTTGACTACAAATAAAGAACTAATTAGTTTCATTAAAAATTATTGTCCTTGTTTTGGAAAATATATTTTAAGGGAGAAAGATTTAACTGGTCAAACAACAAATTTTGGAATAAGAGGTTTTACAAAACAGTTTTCTTTTATTTCCAATAATAATGTTAATTACTTCACAGTAGAGTCTATTACACCTTATCGAGAAGATGTGGTTTGGTGCTTAGACGTAGAAGAAGCTCATTCTTTTGTGCTTCCTAATGGTATAGTAACTGGGAACTGCTTGTTTTCGGATTTAGTACCGCTATTGACAAATGGTTTTATTACAAGAAATGGTGATGTAAGAGGGGCAGGAAGCTTTAGCACTGCTTGCCAATTAGTAGCTGTAATATTTCAGGCTCAAAGCCAATGTCAGTTTGGTGGAATAGCTTCTGCACATATAGATAGAGATTTAGCACCATTTGTAAAAAAGAGTTTTGTAAAACATTTCAAAAATGGTATGAAATATGTAGAGCAAAAAGAAATAGATAAAGAATTGGAATATTTTTTAGGCTTTTTAAAAAACAATGAAGAGAATATACATATAGATAATGATGTCTTTAAGAAATATGAAAAGGCATATGAATACGCAAATGCTATGTTAGAGCTTGAAGGAAAACAGAGTACAGAAGCAATGTATCATAATTTAAACACCTTAGAGAGTCGCCCAGGTAGCCAATTACCTTTTACCTCAATTAATTATGGTTTAGATATAACACCAGAAGGAAGATTAGTAACAAAATGGTTATTAAATGCTTCTATTGAGGGGATAGGCAAAAATCATTTAACCCCAATTTTTCCAATAAGTATTTTTCAATACAAAAAAGGGGTTAATGATAAAGAGGGAACTCCTAATTATGATTTAAAAAAATTAGCCATAAAGAGTTTAAGCAAAAGGATATATCCAAACGTTGTAAATTGCGATTGGAGTAAAAATCCTGCTTCAAACATTGATGAAGAAATGGCTACAATGGGTAAGTGGAACTTAGCCCATTTAAAACCCTTTGAACGCCGTCAGGCGGTGTGACCAGTAGGTTGCTAACGGTTAGGACTCTTTGAGTTGAGACCGTGCTAAGGTTCATATATTACGTAAATCTGGTGATAAGATGTGGGTTTATAAAATAACTAATATTCAAAATGGAAAAGTTTATATTGGGCAGACAATAAGACCTGTGCAGGATAGGTTTCATAGACATATTACTGATAGTTTAAGTGGAAAACTTGATACTAAATTTGCAAGAGCCATTAGAAAATATGGAAAAAATTTGTTTTGTTATGAAATTATTGATACTGCGAAAACACAAGAGGAGCTAACAGAAAAAGAGATTTTTTGGATAAATTTTTTTAGCAGTGTTGCTTTGGGTTATAATGAAGTTGATGTTGCGTCTAAATGTGGGGGAAATACTTATAAAAATAAGAATTCTAAAGAATTAGAAGTTATAAAAGAGAAAATAAGAAAAACTAAGTTAGGTGCTAAAAATCCAAATGCTCGTAAAGTGAAAAAAATAAATCTTCAAACAGGCGAAGAAGAAATTTTTGATACTTTAATTTCTTGTGCTAAGTCTTGTGGAATAAGAGGCGGCAAAACTTCCATTATGAAGATTTTAAAAGGAAAAACAAAAGTTCCTTATAAAAAAATTTTTACATTTGAATATTGTGATGAACAAAGTGTATCGACTAGCCGTGATGAGTGTAGCGGCGTAGGGACGGAGATAGACACCGTATCCGAAGCGGAGGGCTGTTTTTAAAAAAACAGATAATATAGTCAGTACCACTAGCGATAGTGGAGAATACGTGTAGAACCCTGATAGGTAAAGATAGGCATGGAATGGGGTATAAAAAAGATGGTAGAGGTAATGCTTGCCCTGTAACTATTAATTTACCTAGAATTGGAATAAAACATGGCATTTGCTTAGGCAAACCATTAGATTTAGAAGGATTTTGGAAAGAGCTTGATGAAGTATTAGATTTAACAGAAAAGAGCTTAATAGAGAGATTCTTTTATATGTGTAAGCAGAGTGTAAAAGCCGCTCCGTTTATGTATAACAATAATATTGTTGCTGATGCAAAATTGGCAAGAGAAAAAGGCATTTATGAAACATTAAAGCATTTTACATTAGGATTTGGATATATTGGTATTGCTGAAATGTGTCAAGCACTGTTTGGTGCAGACCATTATGAGTCTAAAGAGAGTTTGGATTTTGCTTTGAAAGTTGTTGAGCATATTTATCAAAGAACGGTTGAAGCAAGTGAAAAGCATAATTTGAATTTCTCTTGTTATGCTACTCCTGCTGAAACATTGGCATATAAATATGCTTTGGCTTTAAAGAAAGAGTTTGGAGTAATACCTAATGTTACAGATAGGGAATATATAACTAATTCACATCATGTTCCAGTTTGGCAACAAGCATCTATTTTTGAAAAATTAGATATTGAAGCTAAATTCTGTAAATACCCCACGGCAGGCTGTATTACTTATATTGAGTTTGAAGCAGATGCAATGAAAAATGAACAAGCGGTAGAGGATATTATGGATTACGCAATGTCTATAGATGTTCCCTATTTAGCTTATAATTTTCCTATTGATGTTTGCCATGATTGCGGATTACAGAGTGATATCCCAAGTGTTTGCCCGAATTGCGGAAGCAATAATATTTTACGTTTAAGAAGGGTTACAGGTTATTGAATAGCCGTATTTACAAGAAATTGTAAATATAATTATTGGGCAAAATCGGTGAACCCTAAAATTTTTACTTGACAATACTTAAGAAATGTGATAAGTTTAAAAAAATTAAGGGAATACCGAGGTAAGTTATTAGATAGCGAAAGGCTGATAGCTACTGTAGAGCGTAGCAGGTGAATAAATATAATCCTGCCAAGAGTGTCCGATACCCTAACAAGTAAAGTTGAGGGTAAAAATGTACGCCGAACTTATGGGAAACCGTAAGAAGTTAGGATAAAAAGCCTAGCGATAACATAATTGTATTTAACCGTTGACTACCGAAATTTTAATAAAGGCAAACAAAAAGAGTGTGAAGATAGGGTCAAGCATACTAAATACACAAAATTAAGATATGATGCTTATGATGATTTAAAAACTAAACAAACAAAATAATTATTAGGTGGTATTAAAATGTCAAAAAAAGTTATTTTAATAAGTGGGAAAGCCAGAAGCGGAAAAGATACTTTAGCAAGGGTATTAAAGGATTATTTAAAAGAACAGGGCAAAGATGTATTAATTACTCATTATGCTGATAGCTTGAAGTATATTTGCGAAACAGTTTTTAAATGGGATGGTAAAAAAGATGAAAAAGGTCGGCAATTATTAATAGATATTGGTGAATCTGTAAGAAAATATAATCAAAATTATTGGGTAGATTGCTTAAAGTCTGCAATAAAAGGAGTAGAGAGAGATAGTCCAAGTCTTTCTTCTAATTCTGTTTATATTGTTGCTGATTGTCGTTACGAAAATGAAATAATGGAAATGAAAGAATTTTCTCCTTTGGTTATCAGGGTGGAGAGAGAGCATCAATTATTTAGAAATGGACTCACTTTACAGCAATCTTTAAGTAAGAGCGAGACAGAATTAGATAGTTTTTCATCTTTTGATATAACTGTTCATAATGATTTCAAAACTGTAGAAGAGTATAAAAAGTATGTTCAAGAAGTTCTTGCAAAAGAGGTGTTGAAATGGTTGACGTAACTCCTCAGACTTGTAAAGTGGGGACATTTAAGGAATTAGAAAGTGCAGAAGGGTTTTATATTGCACAGGAGAAGTTAGATGGGCATAGAGCATGTATGCATATAGGAACAGAGTTTAATAGGATAATGTTACGTGGCTTTTCTAAAAAGACAGGGCAGAGAGATGAAGCAACAGATAAATTGCCACATTTAAGAGACTTTGATTTGCATACACTGACAGGAACAGTTTTAGATGGTGAGTTAGTTTTTGGAGATGATTCCCACTTCTTTGAAGTACAGAGAGTTATAGGAGCAACACCTGAAAATGCTATAGCATTTCAAGAAGAAAATGGTTATTTAACTTATAAAGTATTTGACATTATTTATTACAATGGGAAAGAGGTAAAAAGCTTACCGCTTATTGAGCGTTTAAAACTCTTGGACAATATTAGATATATGTTTAGTGAGTATATCAAAATAGTTCCAATTTATTTTATAGAGAACTGTAAAACGCAAGGTGCAATTTTTGAGTTGACCCAAGATATTAGAAAACCTACTAAATCTTTCGCAGACCTTTTAACGTTCTTTTGGTCTTGCGGGAAAGAGGGGCTAGTATTAAAAGATATTTTTGCTCCTTATGTAGAAAAAAGGAGTGGTAACTTTTTGAAGTATAAGAGCACGAAAACAGCAGATTTAGTTATTATGGGATTTGAACCACCTTCAAGTCTTTACAGTGGTAAATTAAGTGATGAAGAATTACTATTAAAGTGGAAATATTGGGAAACAACTAGTTTTGGAACGAGAGTTCCAGTAACAAAATCGTATTATAATAAGTGGGTAGGTGGAGTAACCTGTGGAGCTTATAAAGATGGTAAGTTAGTTTATGTTTGTACTGCAAGTAATTTATCAGATGAATTAAAGGCAGAAATAAAAGAGAATGGAAAAGATTCATACGTAGGTAAAGTTGTGGAAATACAGTATCAGAATTCTTTGATAAGCAAAGATGGTAGAGTAGTTACTTTAATTAACCCAAGATTCATTAGATTTAGAGAAGATAAACCCGCCAAAGAATGTTTGCAAGGAGATATAACTTGAAGCGTAAAGAAGATATAATATTTGAGGATTTACGAAAACATATCGTAACCTTTAGAACAGATGAAGAAGTGGCTTATTTTACAAATCTTTCTGATATTCATTGGGGATTATGTAACAGAGAGTTGTTTATAGAAACATTTAATTATCTGATGTCAATTCCTAATATGTATGTTGGTATAGGTGGAGATGCGGGTAATGGTGCAACAAAGCTTTCTAAATCTGATGTAACAGAAGAATGGTCAATAGGAGATAGACAGGTATATGAATTAGCGGAAATAATGAAGCCATATGCTGATAGGATTTTATACATTATAGACGGTAATCATTGGGCGGGAAGAAGAAAGCATGATTCATATTTTACTCCTGAGCTTATGTTAGCAACATTGATAGGCAAGCCAGAAATTTATATGGCAGAATTTTGTTTTCTTTATTTTAATGTTGGCAGTAATTGTTACATTCATTTTGTTCAACATCAAGCACCAAAACGAGATGGTGTTTGGGATTGGATAAACGCTACTGTTATATGGCGAGAACATCATCATCAGCGGTATAAAAAAGAGCGAGTAGTAATAGAGCACAATAAGTTCACAAAAGAGCCTAGACCAGAGATTACATATGAGGTTTGGGGGGGAACTTTCCAAGTATATCCATCATATGCTAAAACAAAAGGATATAGAGTTGGGATTCCTGGCTGTTATGTTGCAGAGATGCGTGGAGAGCGGAAAAAGAAAATATTTTTATGGACAGATGATGAATTTATTCATTTAATGTCAAAAAAAGAATAAAAAATTAAAATATTTTTAAAAAATCTATTGACAAATCTATAAATTTATGGTATAATAAGAACACAATGAAAAGAGTGATGAAATAGTATGAAACGCATTTCAAAGCGTGAATATGATAAGTTACAGCAAAAAGAACGTGAAACAGGCAAACGATTAACTTTTAGAAGCAAAAATGGATATTGGATTATAGGGAGACATTAACCTATATATTATAATAAACCTAGTATTCTTTACTAGGTTTATTTATTTTTAGATAGAGGTATTTATGGCACAAGATATGTTTTCGACTACAGAATTAGTTAATAAAATTTTTGATTTTTGCTATCTTTTGTCAGGCAAAGAAATGTTTTCGTATCAAGCACATTTCAGCAAGAGAATTATAAGAGCAGTAATAGAAAATGATTCTGAGACTTTAACAGCTTTAATGTCTCGTCAGAGTGGAAAGAGCTTTACAGTTAGTAATACTGTTTCAGGCTTAATTATTTTTCTTCCAATATTGGCAAATATGCCAATGTTCTCTGATGATAAAAGATTTAGATTATTTAAAGATGGTGTAATGGTAGGAATCTTTGCTCCAACAAAAGCGCAATCACAGATTATATTTGAAAACATAAAAGATTGTGTTTCTTGTTCTTCTGCATTAGAAGTATTAACAAATCCTGATTTTAATGTAAGGTTCGGAACATTTAATGGTGAAAAGATAACATTAGAGTTTAACAACTTAAATATAAAATCTACCGTTACTTGCAAAAGTGCAAGTGAGGGTTCAAATATAGAAGGTGGTTCATACCATATTTTAATATGTGATGAAGCACAGGATATTAGTAATTTTAAATTTAAAAAGTCTATTTTCCCAACAGTTTCATTTTATAATGGAACAAAGATTTTAATTGGAACACCTAATATTAGCAAGAACTTTTTTTATGACACTATTCAGTTAAATAAAAAACGCTGGGAAAATGAGGAAATAAGATTAAAAAGCCATTTTGAATTTGATTGTGATGTGGTAGTAAAAGCTAATCCGCATTATGCTAAGACTTTAGAATCAGCTAAGATGATTTTAGGGGAAAATAGCGAAGAATATCAAATGAGTTATAAATTAAAGTGGATGTTCCAATATGGAATGTTTATTGATGCTAATAAGTTCACAGAAGAACCAATAGCAATGAAAAATAAAGATAGAGAATACGTATGTTATGATACTCAGTGCATAGTAGGAATTGATATAGGTAAGTCACAGGATAGTACAGTAGTAACTGTAGGACTTCCAGATTATACAAATCCTATAATTGTAGAACAGGCAACAGAAGCAGGAGTTCCTGACTATGTTTTATATGATGTGAGAATTTTAGACTGGTTAGAAATAGTTGGTGATAACTATGAAGAGCAGTATTATAAGATAATGGATTTCTTAAAGAATTTTACAGTTAAAGGTATTGTAGTAGATGGAACAGGAGTAGGGGCACCTGTTGTTGACAGGCTTGCGGCTAATCTAAAATGCCCTGTTGTACCTTTTGTATTTACTGTTCCTTCAAAATCTGCGTTAATGAAATACTTTGATGCTTATTTAAAAGCTAATTGTTTTCATTATCCTGCTTCTCCTAAAACTGCTGAAACAATAGAATTTAAAAAATTTCAAGAACAGTTTTTAGAATTGCAAAAAGAGTATCAAAATAACCATTTAGTTGTAAGACATCCTAAAGAAAGAAATAAACATGATGATTATCCCTTTAGTGCCGCTTTAATGGTTTGGGGATTAAAAACGGAAATGGGAGCACCAGAATTGGTTACAGAAAATGAGTTTTTTAAAACAAATTCTAGTAGCTATCATTTTACAAATAGATTAAATCAAAGATTAAGAAGAAGGTGGTGATGGTTTGGATTTGGTATCAGGTTATCGTTCACTTTTAACAAAAATGGTAGAACCGTTTGTTAAGTTGAATGATAAAACTTCTTATTTAGGAGAGGCAGACCTTGCAAGGCTTGCTGAATATGAGAGGTTTTGGAATTTCTTTTTAGGGTATCATTTTGATTACATCGCTACTAATGAAGATTCACCACAAACTACTCAAAATTGGTGTAGACGTTTTGTAAATAAATATGTTAGCACTGAATTTAATGGTGGTTTTACTTTTAAATTTGATAAAGAGTTTGAAAAAGATATACAAAGTTTTGTAAATGGAGTATGGGACGACAATAATGGTTCAGAGTTAATGATGAATGTTGGGCAGTGTAAATCTGTTACAGGAGATGCGTATATTCACGTTCATTATGAAAGTCCTAGTGAAATTGATGACCCTTTCGGAATGTACCCTAAAGGTAGAATACGATTATTTAGTATTCCTTCAAGTATTGTTTTTCCAAAATATAAAGATGGTTATAATGGTTCTCCTGATGCTTTAGAGTCTGTATCTATTATTTATAATGTTGAAAGAGAGCCTGCTTTATTTGCGGGTAAAAAAACAGTTACAATTAAATATATTTATACTAAAGATGAGGTAAGAAAACAAGAAGATGGAAAAGATGATGTGGTTATTCCTAACCCATATGGGATTATTCCAATCGTACATTTTAGAAATTTACCCTTGTCTGGCTCTAATTTTGGTCTATCTGACTTAGAAGATATTATACCATTAAATTTAGAGTTAAACGCTAAATGTTCTGATGTTTCCGAAATATTAACTTATCATGCCGCACCAACAACAATTATTACTGGTGCAAGAATAGCTAATCTTGAAAGAGGCGCAAATAATGTTTGGGGTGGATTGCCTAAAGATGCTAAAGTGTTCAATTTGGAACTGCAAGGAGATTTAGGTGCAAGCATAAGTTATATTGGTAACACTAAAACTAATATGTTTGAGATTGCTAATATGCCTAAATTAGCTATAGGTGGAGAAGCACCGCCTGCAAATTTAAGTGGAACAGCTTTTCAAATAGCTTTTATGCCTTTAATAGATTTAATAAAAACAAAACAAGTAATGACAGGGGCTTCTGTTCAACTTGTAAATAAAATTATTTTATTAATTGGTTTAAAAGAAGCTATAATTTCTGTTAAGGAATCAGATAGATTTAAATTATTTACTCATAGAGTTGTTTTTGGGGATATTTTACCTCGTGATATGGTTCAAGAGTTAAGTCAGATTCAGCAAGAAATGAAAGCTGGATTAGAAAGTAGAGAAAATGCTTTAGAAAGACTTAAAAAAGATTCTCCACAAGCATTGTTAAAAGAGATTGACAAAGATAGTAAGGAAAATCCATTATATTATGGTATTGCTCCTTTAAGTATGCCAGCAGGAAACAGATTAGTAAATCCTTCTGATGGTTCAGTAATGTTAGAACCAGAGAAGGAAGAAATTCCAGTAGAAAATAATGCTAATCCTCAAATGGATTTTAAAAATAAGGTTGGAACTAATAGAGATGGTGAAGAAAAAAAACTCTTTACTGGATTAGAGAAAACCTAACCTTCAAAAAAGGTATAATATAGATACTTTATAAAAGAAGGAGGTGGTAGAGTGTCAGCAGAGAAATATATGAAGCCGTCAAACGCTAATACAAATGTTACTCCTGCGGTAAAATTACAGGTTGATAAAAGACCTGCTAATAGGATGCCTACCAATGGTACAAAGGTTTCAATGAAACCACAAGGCAAATAATTATTATTTATTAGGGGGAAGAATTAATGCCAGAAGGAACAGAGGAAAAACAGGTTACTGGTCAAGAACCTACACCAGTACAGAATCAACAAACACAAGTAGATATAGATGCGTTACTGTCCAAAGCAAGGGAACAGGAAAAAGCAAAACTGTACCCTGAAATTGAGAGATTAAAAGGTGAGCTGAAAGTTAAGAGTGAAAAGCTTAATGCTGAGATTTTAAAATCCAATGGACTTGAAGATATTGTAGCAGAAAGAGATAAAGAGATAACACGGCTTAAAGACTTGATTGAAAAAGCGAAACAGGAGGGGCAATCTTTGGGTAAGGAAGAATTAGAAGCTCTTACAAAAGAGCGGGACGAATTAAAAGCAGAGGTAGAAAAAGCTAGAGCGGAATTTGAGGCTTACAAACAATCACAAGAAGTAGAAGCATATAAAGCTTCTAAATTAAGTGATATTGATGAAGATTTCAAAGACTTAGTAACAGGTTCTACTAAGGAAGAAATTGATAGCACATATGCAAAAGCAAAAGCTTTGCAAGATAAAGTTAAAGAAAAATATAAACCAAATCTGGGATTACCAACACCAGATATGAATAATATTTTTGAATCAAAAAATAAAGATGCTTTAGCATCTGTCAGAGATACGGATAATCAAACTTACGAAGCTTTGCGAAAAGTAATGTTTGGAGATTCAGGAAATCGTAAATTTTAATAGGAGTGATTTTTTAAATGGCTGAAAACAAAACACCAAAATTCCCAACAGCGAATGATATTAATACAATTATTCGTGAGGGTGGTACTGAATTAGCCGCAGGTAATGCGATTCGTTTAATCAATGAATTGAAACCTGTGTATTCCAGAGAGTTAGAATATCAAGCTGAACCAGTTATGAGATTCTATCAGTTTGCGGCTGTAAAAACTGAGTTAATGACTCAACCTGGCAATACCATAAAAATGTTGACTTATAAAAACTTAGAGTTACCGCCAGAATTGCTGGAAGGTGAGAGAATTAAATCTCAAACTTTAAGTTCCACAATGAAAGAAATCGTTGTTACAGAGCATGGCACTGCAACAGCAATTACTTCATTATCTTTACAGTTCTCCTTTGTTGACCAGATGGCTAACAGCTTAAAATTGCTGGGCAGAAACATTGGACATACAATCGAATGTGAATTGAGAGATACCGCTTGTACAGGTGGCATAGGCACCTCTAAAATTTTTGGTCGTAAAAAAGATGCGGCTAAAATTTCAGTAAGAAATGAAATTGCCGCTGGTGCAAATGAATTATCAGTAGCAACTATTAAAGATGCCGTTGAAATTTTGTCAACCAATAATGCACCAAAAATCGGTGGTAATTATTATATTTGCTTCGTACATCCTTATTGTGGGGACTTGGCGGCGTAAGTCGTCTTGAAAAATAACGTGAAAACATGGAAGCCTAAGTCAGAGTTGTTCACTGATAAGGTAATCATGTGAGAAGGCAGGATACATTAATGAATAGCTTACAGCAAGAAATTTTAATAGGAAAATTGTTGGGAGATGGAAGCATCTCTAAAGTATTAGAAAAAACAGCAAGATTTAATATAGGTCAGTCTATAAAACAAGAAGATTATGTCAATCACCTTTATGGCATATTTAAAGATATGTGTGGTACTCCACCGAGAAAACAGAAAAGTGGAGAATATACTACAGTTTATTTTAACTCATTGTCTTCTTTTGAATTAATGGACATTTATAAGCTATTTGTAAATGACGGTATAAAAGGAGTTCCTCAAAATATTGAAGAATTACTGACAGTAAGAGGGTTAGCTTATTGGTTTATGGATGATGGGACAAGTTCCTATGTTTCCATAACAAAAAGATTAAAAACCAGAAATGCTTTTGCAATGTTTTGTACTGATGCGTTTAACGATAAAGATATAGATTTATTGAGAAATGCTTTGTTCAAAAACTTCGGAATCAAAAGTAGTGTGGCTAGTCCAAAATCAAGAAAAGGAAAAAGAATTTATATTGGAACAGATGAGACCCAGAAACTCTTTGATTTAATTGAGCCTTTTATAATCGACAGTATGTCATATAAAATAAAAAGACCTTACATACTGTAAAATATCTGTGCCCTTGCAACGACTATGGACGTTACTTCCTTGAAAAGAGGAAGATGAGATAGTCTGGACTTATAGGAAACTATAAGAGGGGATTCCGTTAGGGAGTTGTACGCCCTACATTGAAGTGTTTCCCCCGCCAAGAAATTGGTCATAAAAGTAACAGATAGCATCAATCAAGAACATTGCGGGATGACCCAGCTTGGATGAAGACAGCGGCGTAAGCCGATAGCATTAGTCCACTTGTGCAGAAATGCACTCGATTAAACTTCGTGAAAACATGGAACTCCTAAACCGAAAGGCATGGCAATCATGTGAGAAGGTTATGTGAAAATCTATTTTAAAAGGAGTAACGAAAGTGAAACAAGTAATTAAAGATTATCCAAATTATTTGATAACTACATCTGGAAAAGTTCTTTCCGCTTATAAAGGGGGAGAAGAGCTAGTTCCTAGAGTTGGAACTAGAGGATACGCTTATGTAAATCTTTATAACGAAAAAGGCAGAAAAACAAAAAAGATACATAGACTTGTAGCTGAAACGTTTATACCTAACCCAGAAAATAAGCCTATGGTAAATCATAAAGACGGAAACAAGTTAAATAATCATGTAGAGAATTTAGAATGGGTAACACCCTCTGAAAATGCTCAACATGCTGTTGATAATGGGTTGCTGTCTTTTGATACAGAAGCACATAAAAGAGCTTCTCGTGAAAATGGCAAAATGTTTGGTGGAAGGTGTGGCAGAAAGATTTTCGCCATGAATGTTATAAATGGATATATAAAAACTTTTAAGAGCGTGTCAGAAGCTGTGAAATATTTAAATGTGACAGAAAACTCATTAAGAACAGCTCTTAAAAAAAGTAAGTGTATAAATGGTTATCATGTTTGGTATACAGATACCCTTGCAACGACTATGGACGAAGAGCCCAAAATAGGGTTATGAGATAGTCTAACCTTGTGGGAAACCGCAAGAGGGTTACTCAGGTGTAAAGACACCTTAAAGAAGTAGTAGCCCCGCCAAGAAATTGGTCAGTACCCTTAACGTAGTGGGGGAAAGTAATAGGAACTGTAATGCAAGTAACTACGGCGCACCAGAACAGTTATTTAGCGGTAGATTTTGCCGCTGTGCTTGAATAAAAACAAGTACAAAGAACTCTGCTAAACGGTTGGCTTTAAAAAGCCTATGAATTATCTTGACAATCAGGAAACAATATGGTATAATGTTAAGCTAATAAGTGAACCCCAATGGGGCAATACCGTACTAAAGAAGTCATTTATATGAGATATAAATTGACTGAAAAAGTCTAACGACTATACACAGAGTACCTTGAATGTTTAACATGGGTAAAGAGATAGTCTGACCACATAGGTAACTATGTGAGGGGTAGTCAAGTGTAAAGACACTTATAGAAGCACGCCCCCGCTTACTTTTGTAAGTAAAATGGGTATTTACCGCCCATAGTAACAATTTGGAAATCGGTAGAATAGACGATGTTCGTTTTATTGAAACAACTATGATGCCTAATGGTGCCGCACCTGCTGGTGATAATATTGCTGGTTATAAAGCTGATTTAGAGGGCAAAGGCAAAAATAACATTGACGTATATCAAGCTGTCTTATTTGGTGAAGATTACTACGCTATGGCAGTAGCTTTACCGCCTGAAATTAGAACAGATACTCCACAAGATTTCCAACGTGAGTTGAAACTTGGTTGGTATGGAATTTGGGGCACTAAATCCTTAAATCCTACTCATGGTGTTATCATTGAAACTGCTTAATAAATGAGCAGGGAGGGGATTTAAATGGCTGAAAAATTAACGGATACTGATGTATTCTATATGGAGCAAGCCCCAGAAGTTATTGCTAATAAAACAGGAGCTAATGTTAATGATGTATTTTTTGCAAAACAAGCTCCTAGTAAGTTAGCAAAAACTCTTGAAGTCTCAGAGGATTCTGTATTTCATTACAAGCAAGACCCAAATCTGCTTGCTAATGAGTATGCTGGTGGGGATACCCCTACGCCAGTTACGCTGGTAAGCATAGCGGTAACAACACCGCCCACAAAAACAACATATACAATCGGTGAAGCATTAGACATCACTGGTATGGTTGTAACTGGAACTTACAGCGATTCTAGCACTAAAGTTGAAACTGTGACAACAGATAATGTTACAGGCTTTGATAGTGCAGAAGCTGGCAAAAAAACTTGTACTGTAACTGTAAGTGGCAAAACTGCTACATTCACTGTTACAGTATCAGCTTCATAAGAACCTTTTAAGGGAAGGGGATAATTCCCTTCCCTATTTTTATAATATATGGAGGATTTAAAATTGGCTAGAAATCAAACACCAGAAGTTAAAGAAGTGGCTAAAGAAGCAGTAGTAGATTTAGACGTTTTAGAAGTTAAAGAAGTAAAACCTGTTGCCAAAACAGTAGAAGTTCGCACTAAAATTGATGTAGAATTTTATTTTGGAGATGCTTGGGTTTATATGAAAAAAGGGCAAACCTACAAAGTATCACAGGAATTAAAAAATTATTTAGCTGAGAGAAACGCTTTAGACGTTTTATAAGGGAGGGGTAATATGGATACAACAAAAGATTTGTTAGTATCTTATTTAACAGATAGCTTAATGTTATCTGCACCTCTTATTAACCAAGACCCTGCTTTTGCTCAACTACAGGAAGATATGCCTAAGATAGTAGAGCAGAGCGCAAAAAGACTTGGGAAGACAGTAGAAGAAATAACGCCTGATGAAGAATATATTGTTATTTTATATGCTAAACTTGAAGTTTTTCAAAGATTAGCTTTAGCAGTAGCACCTGAATTTGATGTGACGGTAGAGCAAGCCTCCTTCAAAAAAGGTAATAGGTTCTTTCATTATACTGCTTTAGCACAAGAAGTACAGACAGAGCTTGAAACTAACGCTAGTATTTATACTGTGATAGTAAAGCCTGTAACAGTTGCGACAAAAGATGGAACTATAAGAAATTATAATCTTTCCAGAGAGCAAACTGTTAAATTATCAATAGATTCAGTTGGCACAAACAGTATTGAGTTATCATGGAATAAATTTGATTTATCCTACGGTGAATTTAGAAGATACGCATTGTATTATGGTTTAGAGCCAATGTATGATGAATATGCAGATACTGTTTTAGATATTTCTAAAGCTTTAACAACACAGATGTTTTATGACATAAATAGAATTAAGTACAGATTAAATAATTTATCTGCAAATACAACGTACTATATAGTTCTGGTTTTTGAAGGAAGAAACGGAGCAAAGTCATTAGTTTCACAAGAGGTAATGACAAATGAATGATAAAGAATGGGTTGAAAGTTCTTTGCACGAAGTATACCAAATAATGGGTGTATTAAATATGTCTTATGAATACATTCCACTTTTAGAGGAGCGGTATACTGATGAAGGGTTAATGGTATTGGATTATGACTACGAAAATCGTATCCCAATAACTGCCGCAATGAATACTGATAAAGAGGGTGACCCAGATTTAGATTACGAACGCAAGGATTTAAAAAACACTCGTGAGAATGTTACAATTCAATTCACTCGTAGCAGTATTCTTCCACATACAGTAAAAGCCAGAGATGCAATAGATGTGACTATTGGCGATAGCACTGAAAGATATATTATACTTGGAAATGATAATGGAATCGTTTTAAGTGGTATTTATTACAGTGTGAGAGCTACCGCAGTGTCTGGTGCTCTTCAAGATTATGAGGTGCTTAACAATGGGATTGAAGCTACGTTTTAATGCCAAAGGTAAGAGCAGTAAAAATCTTGATGGGTTTACAGAAGTATTACAACAGTACAGTATAAAGATGTCTTTATATGGTGCTTCTGGGGTAAAAAAAGCGGCAGATATGCTTTTAAAATGGTCACAAGAGCTAGTACCAGTAGACACAGGTGAATTAAAGCGGTCTGGAAAAGTTGTTAAAATAACAGATAGCGCAAGTAGTGCAAGAATGGTTTATCAAGTACAATATGAGGCATTAGCTCCGTGGGGGAATAGTAGCACAGGAACTTTTAATTATGCTTGGATACAGCATGAAGATTTAACCTTGCGACATCCAAACGGAGGACAAGCCAAATATTTGGAATTCCCATATAGGTCTAATAAACAGTTATTAATGAGCGTTATTAAAGAAGCTACAAAGAAAGGAATGGAAGCACGATGACATTTGCTACGAGTGTTGCAAAATATTTAGAGAGCTTAGATTATGGAAAAGTCGGTAAAGATATTTTCATAAACAACATTCCTTTAACTAATTCTAACAAAGCTTTAAATATTGCTGTTTATGATACTCCTTCTTATGCTATTGTTGGTAGAGCAAGGAATAGTGTTGATTTTACTTGTCAGATTAGAGTGAGAGCTTCAAAAGCTGAACAAGTGTTAAGCTGTATTAACAGCATATATAAGTTACTTAATACTGGGATAATGGTTGACCCAGACGGTAAAAAATTTCATGTAAAGCAGGTAAACCCGCCACAATTTTTAACCTATGATGAAAACAATAGGGTAAATTGGGTTTTGAATATAACTGCTTTAAGTGAAACCTATTAGAAAGGACGAATGATTAATGGCTATGGATATTACTGCCTTACGTCTTATGGAATTAAAAGACATTAAGGTTTCAAGAATGATTTCTGATTCCGTGGATGCAGAGCCAGTTTATGATAATCCTGTTGATTTGGCAGGTGCATTATCATTCCAAGTATCCCCAGAGTTAGAGAATAAAACTCTTTATGGTGACTCCACCATTATGGACTCTTATTCTCGTACAACAAGCATTAACTTCACAGTTACTAACTCTGTTGTTAGCTTGGCTGGGTTAGAAGTTATCATGGGTGGTCAAATTTTAACAACAGGCGCAGATGAGGATGAAACTGTTACCTATGAATTAACTGCTAAAAATGCTACTCCACCATACTTCAAAATTGAAGGTAAATGGGATTATGTTGGTGAAAACATTGGAGATGCCCACATTGTATTACATAAATGTCGTTTAAGTGAACCACCTGATTTCACTGTAAACGATTCTAGCGGGGATTTTGGTGATTGTTCCTTCACAGGAACAGCAATGCCTACTCGTAAGAGTGGACATTGGTGGCAATTAATCCTCAATAAAGAGGAAAAAGATATTGAGACTTATGATAATTTAGTAGGTATTGCTATCAAAATTACTCCAACAAAAACAACATATACAATCGGTGAAGCATTAGATTTAACTGGATTAGTAGTTGAAGGAACTTATAAAGGTGGGACAAAAAGAAATTTAACAATCACAATGGCAAACATTAGTGGTTTTGATAGTTCTTCTGCCACCGCAAATCAAACAGTAACTATTACTGTTGGAAAATTAACAACAACTTTTAAAGTCACAATTAATGCTTAATCAAGAGGGGAAATCTCCCCTCTTTTTTAATATTTTTTAAAAAATCTATTGACAATTTAGAAGAAATGTGTTATAATATAGTAGTAAAAATGAATAGTGAGGTAAAATAATGTCTAAACAATTACAAATATTAAAACCTAAAGCATATGAATTTCTTTTAGGAGATAAACAAGTAGCATTATCTTATGATTTAAATGCTTTTGCTCTTTTAGAAGAAGAATATGGTTCTATTGAAGAAGCTTTTGCAAGAATGCAAGGAGCAGAAGGCAAGGGCGTAAAAATAAAAGATACTCTTAATTTTTTAAGAGCAGGATTAATTTCAAGTTGTCCTGATATTACAAATGAAGAAATTGGGGCTTGTTTAAATGCCTCTAATGTTCCTGTATTAATGGAGTATATTTCTGGTGCAGTACAATCTTCTTTACCTTCACAAGATGAAGTAGAAGCTACCCCAGAAGCAAAAAACTAAAATCATCTCTCTCGAAAGATGGCGGGGAAGAAGAGGGATGGGATTGGGTAGCATATTATTATTTCTCTAAAAGATTATTGCATTTTAGTGATGATGAATTTTGGAGTAGCACACCCCGCAAGATATTTGGATTATTAGAATATCATATAAAATATGAGAAAAGTAGAGCAGAAATTCCAGAAGGTGCTGGACAAGGTATTGGAAGCGGTTCTAGAATACCTAAAGTAAGCAATAACAGAGTAAAAAAAATGGGAATAGAAGATTTTGTAAAAATGGGTGGAGGAGTTATTAAAAAATAACTTCTCCTTTTCTTTTAGAAAGGAAGATACAAGTGAGTGATTATGATGTAGGTAAACTTGTTGCTTCCATTGAGCTAGATTCTTCGCAGATGGCGAAAGATATAAAAACAATCACTTCACAATTAAAATCACTAAACACTTCCTTTAACAGTTCAAGCAAAGATATAGATAATGCGATAGGTAAAGTCACACAGGCGGTGGCTAAAAACAGTAGCTCAATGCGTAGTGGCTTTACTTCTATTTCTAATGCTTATCGAGATACAAGCAAAACAATAACAACTTTATCTTCTAGCATTAGGACATCAATGTCTACAATGTCTAGAACAGTAGATACAAGTTTTAAATCTTTAGCTAATACAATAAAAAATAGTAGTGCTTCAAATGCCAATGCAATTAGAACAATGAGTAACGCTAATGCAACTGCAATGGCAAGAATGAGTAGTGCTGTAAGTTCTGCAACGGCAACAATGACTAAAGGTTTTGCTACAATTCAAGCGCAGAGTAAATTAACAACAGAAGCATTAAGAGCGAATGAGCAAACACTTTTAGCCTTAAAAAATTCATATACCGCTTTAGGAGCTTCAATGACAGCGGGAATGACAAAAGGATTTGCTTCTGTAGCAAGTGCTATGCAACAACAAACACAGGTTATTGTCAGCGCATTAAAGAGTGTACAATTACAAGCTGTTGCTACACAAACAAGTTTGAATAGTATAAAAGCACCTAATCTTGATATGTCAAAAGTTGGATATCAAGGAAACGGTGTAAATAGAGTATATGGAACATTAGGAACAGCACCCAATCAAGTGTTCGGCAATTTAGGCAGAATGGATTCATCAGCGGCAAATATAACAAGTGGATTGAATACTGCTAAAAACGCAATGAATGGTTTAGCTAGTTCAGCATCAAAAGCTTTTGATGTTTTTGCTAATATATCTTTTAAAGCCTTTTTGATTGAGCAAGGTGTTAGGCAAATTGCCTCTATTTTTAATTCTCTTATCTCTCCTGGAATGAATTTTGCCTCCTCTATGGAAACACTGAGATTAGGCTATTCTGGTATTATTTCTTCCACATTACAACAAGATGAAAAAGATATACCTTTTAATAGAGCATTAGAAATTTCAGATGCTTTATTAATGAAAATGCAAGATGAAGCTTTAAAAACTTCTTTAACAATGGAAGAATTAGGTGGAGCTTTGCAATCCACAATGGCATTAGGTATAGATGCTGGAATGAGTTTACAGCAAGTTCTTGATTTAACTGTTGTTGGAGCACAGGCTGTTAAAACATTTGGATTAAGCAATCAACAGGTAGTACAGGAATTAAGAGGATTGATTTCTGGTGAAGCAATCAGACCTGGCGTTGATATGCTTGCTACTGTTTTGGGATATACAACAGCAACAGTAAATAAACTTCGTGAAGAAGGAACACTTTATGAAGATGTAATGAAACGTATGGCTGGTTTCCAAGCGGCAAGCAATGAGTTTCAAAATACTTGGGCAGGCTTAATTTCCAACTTAGATGATGGTATTTCCAGAGTATTCGGAACTGCAATGAAAAGTAGTGGGTTATTTGAAACATTTAAAGAGCAAGCATTAAAATTACAACAAGTATTTTTTACTATTAATAAAACTATGGAACAGCAAGATAATGGAGAAATGAAAGAAGTATTTACTACTACTTTAAATGAATCCACTTTAAATATTGTAGAAAAAATATATTCTGCTATGGCAAAATTAATAAAAGCACTTTCTCCAATAATAGACCTTTTAGGAAAAATTTCTAATATTATATTAACTGGGGTAGCAGATAGTTTAGATTTACTTGCAACTGGATTAGCAGTTATTAGTGCCGCTTTAACTCCTTTATGGACAGGATTAGGCATAGTTATGGATTTACTTTCTGAGGTTCAAGGTTATTTTACAGAACTTCTTGATGTATTATTAAGTAATACTGATATGCTTGCTGGAATGACATTAGGGCTTGGAGCTTTAGCTGTTGCTTTATTATTTTTAATAAATCCAATATTAGGTGTTGTAGGGGCTATAGGAGCAATAGGGTTAGCTTGGGATACTTTAACAGATACTACTAATTCTTTTGGTGAATACTTTAGATTAAAAATGTCACAATTTGTAGCACAAGCAAAAGCAGTTGGCATGGCAATGAAGGATTTATTCACTTTAAATTTTTCTGGAAATAGCGATAAGCAGTATCTTCAAGAAGCCGCTGATTATGGTAATGCCGCTGATAAGGCTTGGAAATCAGCGGGAGATGCAATAGCTGGTAGAATTACAAAAATCAAAGAAGATGCTGAAAAAATGCGTAAGGATGCAGAAGAATTATTTAAAGGATTAAGCAAAAAAAGTTATGGAGACGAAAAAGCTGGCAAAAAAGGTAAAGGTGCTGGAAAAGAAGCAAGTAATGCTTACAAGTTATTAGATGCTGATTTGAAGAAAGCAAATGCTTCTTTTAAAGCTCAGTTAAAAGAAATAGAAGATGCTTTTAAAAATAATCAATTATCTACGCAAGATTATGTAGAAGCATACTTAAAAAATAAACAAGGGCAAATTGATAAACAAATTGAAATTTTAAAAGCTAAAATAGATATTGCAAAGAATTTAGGACAAGAAAATGATGTTGAGAAATTTACTACAGAGCTAGAGAAGCTTGAAATAGATAGAGCGGAAGCATTAGCGGAAGCTAATAGAAAACTTGTAGATTCTTATAAGAAATTACAAGATACATATGATTCGATTGCTAAATCTTATCATGGTTTATATGGTGCAACGGAAGCATCAACCACATTAGATATTATCAACGAATTAGGAGATTCATATACAAGAACTGTTGTGGAGCTTAAAACAGCACAAGAGAGATTAGCGCAAGCAACAGAAGAAAGTGATTCAAAACAGATAGAATTATGGAGTAATTGGGTAACAAAAGGAAAAGAAGCGGAGAAACAGATATTAGCAATAGCAAGGGCTAAAAGACAGGAATATGAAATTACACAAGCCCAAGCACAAGTAGAAGCTGTTCAGTTGCGGTCTATAAGAAGAGAGAACGAAATTAATCATCTTGTAGAGCAAAGCAGAATGGACGATTTAACAGCAGAAGGTAGAATTTTCTATGAACGTCAACAATATGTTGACGATTATGTTAAAACTTATGCTAAATTAGTTGCTTTATATGAAACAGAGGCAGAATATGCCGCCCAAGCAGGAAGTGTAGAAAAACAAAATGAATGGATAAAAAAAGCAGAAGATGCAAGAGCGGCAATGAAATCTGTTGTTGAAGAAGTACCACCATTCCAAAAGAAACTAAGAGAAGGATTTTCAGATGGTTTGGCAGGGATGTTTGATGATTTAGCAGAAGGGGAAAGCTGGAAAGATGCTTTCCAAAACTTTGCAAGTAATCTTTTAAAAGAATGGGCTTCTATGTGGCATAAAAGATTAGCACAAGATATAACAAATAAATTATTTGATGCAGTTCTTCCAAAAGGAGAAAAAGCATTAACGATAGACACAGAATTTGATGTGCAAGTCAATGAATATAAAGAAGAAATAAAAGCTCAAATGGAACAGGGCGTACAGGCAGTAACAGAAGGTTCTTTAAATATCAAAGGACAGTTTGATGCTTTAATTCCTACATTACAGCAATTTGGAGAAACTGTTACTTTGGCAATGACGCAGATAGCTTCTAGTTCAGGACAAGAGACAGTTGGCATAGGAAGTATTGGAGCAGGCATAGGAGGCATCGGAGCTGGGGCAGGAAGCTTTTCTATAGGAACATCAACTACTGGTGCAAATTATGGTGGAATGTCTTTAGAAAACGAAAGTTTAGTTAATAGCTTACAAGACCAGTTTAATGGGCTAACACTTACTGCAAAAGATTTTGGGCAGTCAATGGGAACTTTAAATGATTTATTGGCAACTAATGCTGGAGCACAAAAATTAGATAATAAATTAACTATGCAAGCTGGATTACAAGCACTTCCTAATATGTTAATGGGGTTAGCTATGGTTTCTGGCAATGAAGGTTTAATGAAATTTGCGATGGCATTGCAGGTAGTAATGTCAATTATTCAAATGATAAATGCCATGAGTAGTGTTAGTGGTTTTGCTACTGGTGGCTATGTTTCTGGCGCAGGAACAGGAACTAGTGATAGTATTCCTGCAATGTTATCAAATGGTGAATATGTTTTAACTGCAAAGACAGTAAAACGTCTTGGAGTTGACTATTTAAACCGTTTAAACGAAGGGGCATCAATAGTACCTTCAATGGCTAAACTGCCTAAATTCAGATTTGCAGATGGTGGATTAGTAGAAACGCCCAAATCACAGGAAAACTCAAATCAAAATCAAGTAGCTAAAACAGAAGAAACAGGCGGGGGGATACAGATTACTTTTTCACCTGTATTCCAATCATTAGACCCAGAGGCAAATATGAAAGCTTTTGACCAGCAATATCCTATATTAGAGAAACGAATAATAGATGCAATGAGAACGAAACAAGTTATGAGACAGGCAGTGAAAGGAGCGGCAACTTAATGTATAATTTAGATATAAGTACAAATGAAGATTATTATGATTATTATATTAACGAGCAAGTAACAGGTATAGCCGCTTTGAAAGTTTATAGTTATTCATTATCTTATAATACCTTAATTGATGAAAAGTTCACAGGCAATGAACAGCGCAGAGATGTATGGTCACAGCCAAGAAGAACTTGGACATTAGAATTTCAAAAATCCCCAGAATTAGGACGCAAGCTAGAAAACTTCTTCAAGGAACACTTAGGGCGAAGAAATGCTTTTAGGTTCAAGTGGGTTAAAATAAACTCCGAAGGAGAAGATATGGGCGGGGATGATGAATGGTATTATGTAAGATTTAATACAGACACATATAGTACGGATATAGATTATTATGGATACAGGCATACGACACTGGAAATAATTGAGGTGAGAAATAATCAATGAGTATTGGAATAACCGAGCAAATTGAGCGTTATCTCGCAGACCCTGAAATATCAACAAGGTTATTAGTTGTTATAGAGTATAGTGAAGATAACATTTATAGATTTATAGTAGATGAAAGTATAGAAGAGATAGAAATTGGTGGAGAAACATATTTAAGTGCAGCTATTACAAGAAGTGATAGAGAAGAAAATTCTGATATGTCCATTGAAACATTGACTCTCACAATGTCTAATCATTGGCAAGGTTGGGCGGCAATACTTGCTAATCAAGGAAACAATTTTATAAATAAGCCCTGTAAGATTTATGAGTGGATGCCAGAGTTTCCAGAAGAAGCACCCATATTAATTTATGATGGTGTTTTAGATAATATTAATATGACAGCAAGCACTTTTGAAGTTAAAGTAGTAAGAAGTTTAGGAGATTATCAACAAGAAAGTCCTAATATGACTTTTGACCCTAACTGTCAGTTTCAATTTAAAGATGAAAGATGTAGATATGTAGGAGGATATTTTGAGTGCGGAAAAACTTTAGCGGATTGTATCAATAGGCATAATGAAGAACGTTTTGGTGGGCATCCTTCTGTGCCTAGAGAGACCGTTATAAGGAGCTAAATAATGATAACACAAAAGGAAGCATACAGTTTAGTAGGAAAGCCTTTTGTTCAGTTTACAGAAGATAATAAGGCGTGGGGGTGTCTTGCGCCTTATTATTTAATACATCCAGAATTTAAAGACTTTTTCACACTAGAAGATACACAAGAATTTTTAAAGCTAGCAAAAGAGCGGTTCAAAGAAATCTCATTAGAAGAAATTCAATACGGAGATTTCATAGCTTTATTAATGCCATTAGGTTTATGGCATATAATGATTTATTTAGGTGATGGAAAATATGTGCATTGCACAAAAGCTACTGGAACAGTAGTAGAAAAGCTATCACCTGCGTATAAAAATAGGATAAAGGGGGTATTTAGATGGGCATAGCTAGTGCTGTAATTGGATTCGTCTTTTCAGTAGCATCTTATGTAGTTAGTAGACGTGAAATGAAGAAGATGAAAAAGACAGCTAAAAGAACTTATTCAGATACAATGGCTACTGAAACATCTAATACCATGCCAATTCCTATTATATATGGCACAGTAAAAAACGCAGGTAATTTAATTTATTCTAAATTATGGGACAATAATCAGAGAGTAGCAAAGCTTATAGTATTTTGTGATGGTAAGATAAAAGGCATAAGAGATATAAAATTAGATGATACTGATATTAATAGCTCAGATTTTGAAGGTGTAAGTTATAATACTTACGTTGGAGATGGTGAGCAATTAATAGATGGCAGAGTAGATGGAACAACAAATTCTCAAAGAGCACAAAAAGTAGGCGGGTTGAAATATGATGCTTATGTAGCATTAGAAGCAAAAGCGAATGATAATTTATCTGGCAGTTTTAATGTTACAGCTATGATAGATGGTAAAATAGTAAAATGCTATACATCTGAAACAGAGTACACAGAAGAGTGGTCTAATAATCCTGCTTGGTGTGTATTAGATTTTTTAACTTGTTATAATGGTGTAGGGCTTGATATAGATGAAATTGATATCCCCAGCTTCTTGGAAGCGGCAAAGTTTTATGATGATAAAGATTATACTTTAAATATTTGTTTAGATGAAACCCAATCAAGATTAGATTGGGTATCCAATATGTTAAATTGTTGTCGTTCAAGCTTAGTTTATAAGAACGGTAAATATTCTTTATTTGTAGAAAAAGAAGATGAAGTAGTACAGAGTTTTGACCCAGACTCTATAAATAACCTAGAGCTTTGGTGGTCTCCAATGGAAGAAATACCAGATAGAATATATGTTCAGTTTATAGACCCAGATAATGAGTGGGTAAAGGTAAATGCGCAAGCAGAAGCACCTAATCCATTAAGAAAACAGCCTAGAATTGAAACATATGAGTTATATGGCGTAACAAATTTTGACCAAGCAAGTAGGTTAGCTTGGTTTTATTTAAATCAAGCAATAACTTGTAAAATGTATGTAAGGTTTAGTACAGATAGGCGTGCTTTAAATAGAACAGTTGGGGATGTAATTAGTTTAACTGATTATATCACTGAATTTCAAGACAAACAGTTTAGAATTATAAAAATAGCAGATAAACAAGACGGTGGAATAGAGCTTACTTGTAGGGAATACAATCCAAGTATTTATAGTGAAGAAAAAGGTGCAACAGAGCCAGTAATTAATAATTCAACCTTAGCTGACCCCACAGAACCACCACCAGCAGTTGTTTATTTAGACAATGAGCAAGAATATTATATACTCCCTAACAAAGTAGTCGTTTCAAGAATTTTTATTAAATATACTTATCCAGACTATTTTTATTCAAGAGGCGTAAGAGTTTGGTATAGATTACAGGGTGATGAAACTTGGTCATTTGGCGGTATATTTGATGACGGTTCAAATACTGCTGTAATTGAGAATATGGAAATTCTTAAAACATATGAGTTTAAGTTGGTGCATGAAAATAGATATGGTAAGTTTTCAAATCCAACATATACGCCCCCAATTTTAATAACAGGAAATAACATTGCACCTGAAATGCCAGCAGATTTTACAGGAGAAGAAGCGGTAGGAGGATTTAGTTTAAGTTGGACAGCTAACAAGGAAAGAGATATAGACTATTATGAATTGTATATTGGTACTGTTTCAGAAAGTACAAAAGTAGCAGATATATCTGGAACAAGCTATTTTTATTCTACTGGAATGGGAGAATATAGATTTCTATTAGTGGCAGTAGATACAGTAGGAAATATGTCTACTCCAGCAAGGCTTGATTTAGCTATTGCAAGACCTGCAAATGTTACTGGTTTTGATTGTGTGCAAAATGAGCGGAATATAGAGTTTAGATGGAATAAAGTACAAGGTGCTACATACTATGTAATAAGAGAAGGTTCAAGTTGGGATTATGGCAATTTCATAGGCAGTAGCGCAGGGCAAACATTTACACTGCCTTTTGCACAGGCAACACAAGTAGACTTTTGGATGAAAGCATATACTGAATTTGGAGTTCCATGTGAGTTTGCTTCTTATTGTACTGTAAGAATTGCTTCTATTCCTAACAGAAATATGATTTATACTTATGATGCTGTAGAAGATGAATGGAGCGGGTTAATGCACCGTGGTTATGTAAATGCCCGAGGATTCCAGCTTGAAGATAACAGCATCAGTGCAGAGTATTTATATGAAATAGAGTTAGACCAAGAGTATTGTTGTAGAAACTGGGCAGAAAAAATTGTTCAGCCTTTCTCTCCTTCTAAAGAGAAGATATGGAAAGAGCTTAAATTTACTTGGGATTCAGAAACAGCAAAAAATACTACTTGGATGCCAGTAGGCACAGATTATACTTTTAATACTTTTACAGATATTGCAATTTATTTAGGGAATGAAGCTACAAGTTCACTAGATTATTGGACATTAGATGAAACCTTAATAAGCAATACAGGAAAAACACCAGATGTACCTTATGGGATAGTCTCATATGGTCAGGGGCGGTTTCATAAGGGGTTAAAAATAGATGGTCATAGTTTATTAAAATGGCAAAATTTAGAAATCCCTAAAGTGTTCTCTCTTTCAGTAAATGTAATGCTTCCAATAGATTCTGATTATTCTTATGCTATTTTAACATTGAAGAATTCAAAAACAGGAGATTGGATGCTTTTAAGTTATAATAGTGAAGGAGATAGGTTTGTTCTTACAACAGACACTGGGGTAGAGGTTTCAGCGGGAGATTTTTCGCATCCAAACGACCATATGACATTCGTGGTGTCACAAGGAGACGGATATTTGAATTTAATTGTATACAGTTCTGTGTTCTCTTTATTCAAGAACAACAAGATTGCATATAAAGATTATAAAACATATGATAGTATTGCTTTATACAGCGATATTTAAGGAGGAAATTTAATGTTTAATGAAGATTTAGCTTTAAACTGTTTTATGGTTGGCGAGTTATTTGATAAAGATGGTAATTTAAAACAAAAAGTTGAAAAACACAATATGATTTTAAATGGTGGCTTTGATTTTCTTTGTAATTGCATAGGTGCGGCTACAAGTAGACCAGCCGCTTTATCACATATTGCAGTAGGCACAAATAGCACTGCTGTAGCCGCCGCTGACACAGGATTAAAAGGTGAGCTTGTAAGGAGTGCCGCAACATACACACATACTACTGGCACTAAGTTCTTTACAATGGTGGCAACTTTTGCCGCAGGTGTAGGAACTGGGGCTTTAACTGAAACTGGCTTGTGTAACGCCGCTTCTGGTGGCACTACAATGGATAGGGTAGTATTCCCTGTAGTAAATAAAGAAGCTACGGATACTTTTAAAGTAACTTTCCAATTCCGGTTATCTGAAAAGGCTTAAATAAATGTCAACAGTAGAGATTTATACAGGAGAGCCTAGACAAGCCAAAATCAAAGAAGTAAAATTAAGGCTTAAAGATGTCCATATAAAACTAAAAGATTTTAGACTAATAGATAAAGGTGCAAATATAGGATATGGTTTAGAGCTTGATGAAGATATGTCTCGACAGGTTAATTATGGACGTAGTTTCACTGAGGGTATTGAAGTAAATGAATCTCTTGCAAAAGATGTAGAAATGACTGTAAAATATAATTTAGAATTAGAAGAATTAAAAGAAAAATTTGTAGAAAAATTCTTTACTAATAAAGTGGAATTACAGGAGTCTTTAAGTAAAGCATATGAGTTAAACTTAAAAGAAGCTGTTGAATTAAAAGAAACAAAATCTAAAGAATTAAGTAAGACTTTTAATGAAGTTTTAAATATTATAGAAATATATTTAAGGCATGCTGGCACAGTAATGAGTGATTTAACTATATACGCTAAAGCTTTAAATGAGACAGATTTTGATGTAGCAATCACGCCTGCTGGTTATGATAGATTTAAAACAATGTTGACTGGTGATTATATTTATCAAAGGGCATTATTTAGATTTGTTTTAAATGTGGCAACGGTTAATAGCGAAAGACCAAATGCTAGAGAGTATTTGCATAAAGTAGACGTTCCTGATACTATTGAAACTGGTATAATTGAATTTAAAACAGACGAAAATCCAGCAACTTATTATTTTACAAGAGAGTTCCATGTAGTACCAGAAGTTATTTATACAATTTTGCGGGTAGAAAATATGGAAGAGTTAGGACAGGCAGTAATACTGCCGCTTGAAGTAACTACTAAGTATATCAAAGCACAGCTTAAAATTGGAAGTGTTTATGTTAATGGTGCAGTTTCATTCTCAGCTAGAGGATACTAAGGGGGAAATGGTGTGCAAAAGTTAGTAACAATAGAGGAAGCTTGGACACTAGCAAACTCTTTAGGTTATATAAATGATAATTTTAGAAGTTTGCTGACAAACAATGCTGGTATAGCGTTCCCTTCTGCTGAATTAGAGCTGGGGATGTCTTGTTTTAGAACTGACCAGCTAAAAATGTATAATTTAGTAAATGTAGAGCGTGAAATTTGGGTTTTAACAATGGATTTAACTCAAACATATGTTACTAAAGAGTATGTTGACAATATTAAAATACCTTTAAGCAGAGTCACGGATTTAATTGATTCTGTTACAAATAAGATTAAAGATAGCTTAATCAATTCAGGATTAGATAATGGGCAAGTAGTTGTAGTTGGAGATAGAAATAAGATTGCAACTTCTTTAATTGACACTGGTACTGCATCAGGTCAAATCCCAATAGTTAATAAAAACAATAAAATTGAAATGGGATTAATTGATACAGGAACAACAGCGGGAAAAATACCCATGCTTCAAGCAGAAGGTAAATTACCTACATCTACATTGCCTAGTAATTTAGCAACTTTTAACGATTCAGGGGAATTAGTATTCCCAAATAAAAATAGAATATTTGTAGGTAGTTAATATGGCTAATGCAGATAGTAAGAATAAATTAAAAATGGTTATAGGGGGAGTCAAATATGAACTCCCCCTTTATGATAGTTATGATGGTTTTTATAATAAAAAATATATGAAAATCTTATTATCAGATGGTAACACTAGATACATTGGATTAACTCCTGATAGGTCAGATATTACAGTAAATGCTGGGTGTTATATAAATGATAAGAAATATTATTTTTTAATAAAAGAAATAGAATCCAACGCTATAAATGCTAGTGGAAGTTTTTATCAATATATCGCAAATAGTCAATCTTTCCAGTTCCAGAAAATTATATCAACTACGGCTTATGCACCAGAGGCAGGACAGTATAGAGTTGTATTTAAGGTAAAATGGGCAGGAAGTTATAATGACTATAAAAATTATAGAGATTGCAGTTATTATAGATTTGCTGTGAAGCAAGGAGAAACAGAATTAGCAGATACAGGAGAGCATAATTTACAAGATAGTATTTTTTATCCATATTCCACTGGCAAATCAGATGAAACTGGTATGGCAAATGTGGCGCAGTGGTTTACTATAGATGAAAAAGTTATGTCTTTAAGTGCTGGAAGTAATGTCTTTGATTTATGGGCTGGGATGCGGTTTACAAGTAATAAGCACGCCGCTTTATATGTATCACCTTTTCAAGTAGAAATTACATATTTAAATTCAGACTTATCTATTGATTTCTATGATAGTGGGACATTTAAATGCCCAGAAGATGTAAATAAGGTAACTGTCACTATGTACGGTGGTGGCGGCGGTGGCGGTGGGGCTGTTTTCTATAAATTAAAACGCATAAGAGACCATTCCACAAGCAATTCTTATAGAAGCACATCTAATGACGGAAGTGATGGGGAGTATATGAAAAAAGAGATAACAGTAACACCAAATACTTCTTATCCTGTTATTGTCGGTAAGGGTGGGGCAGGAAGCACAGATAATGTGCAAATAGAAATAAGTAATTACACTAATACTACTTCTGGAATGTCATTTACTGCTGGTGATGGTTCTGATGGTGGAGACACAACAGCTTTTGGGATGACTGCATCAGGGGGCAAAGGCGGTTATGGAGGTATTTTTACTTGGACATCTAGTGATAGAGAGTATAAATTTACCACACGCCCTCCAACTACCACAGAAGCAGAAAATGGCGGTAAGGGAGCAACTTACGCCACAAAAGAGGGTATTTTAGGAACTACTTATAGTGATACTAAAGAAGCGGCAACTAGCGGTAAAGATGGATTTATTAGGATTGAATACTCAAAATAGTTGACAAAACTAAAAAAGTGTGTTAATATGTTATTATATTATGGCTGTTAAGCTATTACTTTAAAAGTAATGCTTGACAGCCTTTTTATTTTGTGGTATAATAGCATTGAGGTGGAAGAAATGGTGTCAAGTTATGAGAAACGTTTAAGTAAACAAAATTGTATGTCAATTAGAGCAAATGAATACTATTTTATTAGAAAAAGCAGTGTGTTTAAGGAGTGTATGGTATTAGATTTAGAAGAAAATTTAATTGGTTGGTATTCCCTAAAATTTGTTCGTAAAGTTTTCTTTGATATAGATGTGGAGGAGTGGGAATGACAAAAGAATTTCAAAATAATTGTTTATTATATACATGTAAAAAAGATTATCGTTTTTTTTTAAAGGCAAGCGATATTTTGCTAGAAAAGTATTCAATGGTTTAATTATTGTTTTTGCTGAAAAAGGTAGCTGTTATTTTTTTCCTGAGGTATTCTATAGTGTGTTTAAGGAGGAAGCACAAGAATGGGAATAATTGAAAAACCTAACAATAATTGCAGATTATGTCAGTGTGTTAGTGACTTTTATGATTTTAAAAATGGTGAATATTATTGGGCTGAATTAGGAGAACGTTGGTTGACAGACGTGGTTATAGTATATTTTAGAGGAAAGAAAGGTAGATTTCCTATGAGCTTACGAGATTTCCCTATTTTATTTAAATGGGTGGATTTAGAATGGGAATGACTAAAATAACAATAACACCAACAGGGGAATTAATTCATTATAATTTAAATGAACAATATATAGCTGTGCCTGTATTTAGTAATTATGGAGATTTAGAATATCACATTTATGATAAAAAAGGAAATCTTTTAAATTCATGGGTATCACAAGAAGCATTATTTCTCTTTTTCAGGAGGGTGGTAGATGAAGAATGGGAATGAAATTAGCAAAGGCAAATAGTATGACTTCTTTAATAGATAAAATAGTAGTTACTTCACAAGTATTATCAGGAAAGGAGAAAGAGTCAAAATCCAAATGAAACAAATAGAAAAAGTAAAGAAATTATATAAACCAAGATTTGAGATAATAAGAGCAGAGCAAGTAACAGATGCTAATATAGATGAATTATCTAAAATAGCAGACAAAGTAGAAAAAGGTTCTTATGTATTATTTTTAGGAGATGAAGTTGTTACAGTAGGAGAAAATGCTTTCAAATTGTTGTTTGAGCTTTATAGCGCATTGGTTTCTTATTGTGTTGTAAGAAAGGACGAAACAGATAATTGAATTATTTAATGGAGATTGTTTTGAAGTAGCAAAGCGCAGGATAGAGGGGATATAGTGAAGATGAATCTAGGAGATATTTTTAAAATTCATACTCCTTTCGGTTATGGCAACAACAATGAGTTTCGTGTGGGGGATATACTATCAGTAGTAAGTGTAGATGGCTATATAAGAGATACGTGTAAGGTGTCTAATAAAAGTTGGAGGAAACTCTATATAGGGCATGGATACCGTTCAGAGCCTTATAGTTTTGGTGCTGGCACATGTTGGAATATTCCTAAAAGTTATTTAACAAGATATTGCATACGTATAAGTGCTACATCAGAATGGGAGTGAAAACGTGAAATATAGAGCAGGAGATACTTTAATAGTTAAATCTTTTTTCAGATTTGATTATAATGATTTTAACAAAAATGATATTATTCGTATACTTTTTGATATAAATGATTTTGTAGATGAAAATGATAGTGGCTACGCAATATCTAATAAATCTTGGATTTCTAGTCAAATGGGACATAGTGCAAAGAGTATTAGTAAGTATAGTTTTGGTGATAATACAAATTGGTTTGTAACATCTACTGTTTTAGAGTCTCATTGTACTCTATCGGAGGAGTGTGCGTGGGAGTAATGAGGGAATTTAGAACACAACAGTTTTATAAGGCATTTAAGTTATATAAACAAAGGGGATATAGTAGCAACTATTGTTTTATGTTATTTTATCGTTATACTAAATGAGGTGATTATTTTGAGTGAGTATTTTGAGTTATTTTTAGAGCGCAACAATTTAATGTTTAATCAAAAGTTTCAGGTTTTGGATTATGATAGAAAATACACTGTTGGTAAAGGAGCAAAATTTTGGATAGCAGATAATAGACTTTATTGTGATAACCCAGAGATAAATACTTGTATTATTATGTTAGAACTATTTGCTGGTAATTGCAGTGTAAAACAACTTCCTTACTCTCCCACAAGTGGTGATGGATATTTTTATGTTTATGTAGATGGGAGCAATAATCAGGGAGTTGTAAGTAAGGGAGTATTTTATGGTAATTTAGTAGACCAGCTTTTGCGAAGTTTAGGAAAATGTTATAGAACTAGAGAAGAAGCAGAAGAGCATTTAAAAGAGGATGTTGAATTTTTATTAAAACAATGGAGGTAGAAAATGGAAGATAAATTATTAACAATTTTAAATAGTTTAGAAAATGATGGAGATTTAATTTTTGAAATAAATTTATCAGAAACAGGTTGGACACCTAAAATTGTAAAAGAAGAGTTAAAGTCTTTAGGCTATAAAATGGTTAGTGGTTCTTGGGATTGCTATGATTTTTCAGAGGAGTTTGAAAAAGAAGGAGAACCAAATGTAGTATTAGCATTTAATGCAGAAACCTTTAAGTTTGCAATAATGGGGGTATGAAAATGACATTAGAAGATATTGCAGTAATGAGCGCAAAAGTTCCGCAAGAATTGTTAATTTCTTATATACAAAATGTGTCTTTAATTTATCTTATAGCGATTTTTGTTGGCATCCTTTTCTTGGTATCTGTTATCCTTTTTCTGGCATATTGGTTAAAGAATGGGTTAGAAACGTTAGATGAGGGGACATTAACTATTATCGCACTTTTTTTAGTAAGCACTTCTCTTTTTACTATTGGAGCTTCTTTTCAGGCTTTTGAAAGTTTTATTTTTTATTTTAATTGCTATTTTAATCCATTAGTTATGATATTACAGGCGGTGTAAAAATAATGTATAAAGTTTGGGTAGTAATAAGTGGAAAAAAATACTGGATAAAAAGTGCTGATTTTTTCCAAATTAGTGGAACGCAAATTGAAAACTCTGATGATGTAAAAATTTATCTTACTAAGGAAGATGCAGAAGAGGCATTAAAGCAGGTTCGTATAGATATGAGAGGGACAGCTACAGATTCAGGAATATTAGAAATTATGAAGTAAGAGGTTATAAAAATGGTATATAAAGTTTGGATAACAGCACGTGGGAAGAAATATTGGGTAACAAAATTTGTAAACATTGCAGGAGTTCTTGAAATTCATTTTACACAAGATATAACAGATAATGTAGCTATATATCCCAGTAAGGATATAGCAAGACGAGCATTAATAGCTACTTTAAATCATATACCAGAAGCTGTAGAAGGAGGAATGTTGGAAATTCCTGCAAAAATAATTAAAAAAAAAAGGTTGACAAAAATCCGAAAGTATGCTATAATAGACATATAAATAAAGAGTAAAAACAATGGGGAAGCTCTGAAAGGGCTTCCTTTTTAGCATATTGAATGGAGGGTTGAAATGGTAGAGAATAAAATGCCATTATATTTCAATGCTGGGGAATTGGGCGGGGTGAGATGAATGGCTTATGAAGCTTTCACTGGTGAAGAGTATATAGATACAGATTTAGTAGCGAAACTAAATCAAGATTATGATGCTTGCGGAAAACTGGCAAGTAAAAACACATGGTCAGCAGATAATGACTTTACAGCAGGTTTGACAGTAAACAAAACTCCTACAGTAAATGCTGATGTATCAAATAAAAAATATGTAGATGATAGTATTGCAGAGGGAACTGTTTATCGGTCTAAAAGCACTATCATACATCCATTACAAATTACTAAAGGAAATACGATTGGACAATTAAAAGAAGCAATCGTAACACTTGCAAATAAAATAAAATTGCTATCACAAGTAACTGGCTGTATTGGATATTTCACTTGTGCAGAAACATGGGTTAATAACTGGACTAATGATGATTTTGTGCTTGAAGAAGGGCAAATGTGGTCAGTTGAGATTGTTAGCATAAATAGTTATAGAGAAGGTTATTGGGTAGCTAGAATTACAAGTTATTCTGAAAAATCTTGTTATATAGTTGTTTATGCAAATTTGATGTGGGGCAATTTACATAAATACGCTTTTTTGACAGATGTTACAAGTGCAGTAGCTAATTTGCTGAGTTCTAACAATACTTGGACTGGTAGTAATGTATATAACAAAAATATCACTGTATCAAATGGCACTGCATCGGGCAGTGAGGGCATAATTGATTTAGGTAAACCTCCGACAAGTAAAACGAAACAGCCTAATATATATAATCCTGGTAATGGTAATTTAATAATAAATGCTAGTGAGAATAGTATTATTGCATTACAATCTGGTGATGTTATACAATGGTCAGTAGTAAGTGATGAAACAAACACAAAAACTTCTGCATATCTTCATTCTAATCTTGCTGCTACTTATACTCCTAGTGGTGGTGTTGTTTGGGAAGGTAACGCTAAAACTGCAACTACTGCTACATCTGCCAAGTCAGCAACAAAACTAGCAACAGCAAGGACTATCAATGGAGTATCTTTTGATGGCACAGCAAACATTACAATAGCTGACTCTACAAAGCTCCCTATTGCTGGTGGAACAATGACAGGTGATTTAACACTTAAAGGCAATCCAACAGCAGATTTGATGGCGGCTACAAAAAAATATGTAGATGATAGTGTTGCAAGTGCAGGTGGTGGAGATGTATTAGCCGCTGGAAATAACAGTTTCACAGGAGCAAACACATTCCAGAACTTAGTAACAATGGTGGGTGGTGCAGTATTTACAAGCAGAACAACAACACTTGCATGGAAAAATGCTACACAAACAGTTGCAACAATAAATGCTAGCACCTACACAGGAAATTCTGCCACAGCAACAAAACTAGCAACAGCAAGGACTATTACAGCAAATCTTGCAAGTGGCACTGCTGGTAGCTTTGATGGTTCGGCAAATGTAACAGTCGGAGTTACTGGCACATTACCAATAGCTAACGGTGGAACAGGTTTAACTTCTGCTCCTTCTATGTTAGTAAACCTTGCTAGTACAACAGCCACATCTCCGTTACAGGCATCTCCACGTCCAGGTGTGACAGGGACTTTACCGATAGCAAACGGCGGCACTGGACAGACAACAGCGGCAGGAGTAAGAAATGCTTTAGGGCTGGGAAACACGACAGGAGCAGTTCCTATAGCAAATGGAGGAACAGGTGCAACAACAGCCGCCGCCGCAAGGACTGCATTAGGATGTGCGCCTGCATATACCTATAGCACAACTGATTTAACCGCTGGAAGCTCTAAATTAACCACAGGCACACTTTATATTGTGTACGAATAAAGAGGTGCGAAAATGGCAAAAAGCATTTATATAGGTGTAGATGGTAAAGCAAGAAAAGCAAAGAATATATACATTGGAGTAGACGGCAAGGCAAGAAAAGTCAAAAAAATGTATATAGGAGTAAACGGTGTAGCAAGATTATGTTACACGTCCGAAGTAACAGTCACAATCGTACAATCAGCAAATCAAACAATAACAGTAATTTGCAATGGCAATTCATATACATCAACATTTACAGCAGAAGCAGGGTCAACTTATACGGCAAGTATATCAGCAAGTACAGGTTATAATGCAGGCACATTAAGCAGTACAAGTGGAACATTGACAGATAATATCACTATTAGTGCAACAGCCGCTACCTTGAAAACCTATACTTATACGATTAATCAGCCTACAGGTGGAACGATTACTGTTACAGTTGATGGAGTTGCATATACATCAACCTTTACTGTTCAGCATGGCAAAACTGCAAGCAATTTGTGTACGCCGAATAGTGGATACACCTTTAAGACATTTACATTGTCAGGAAGCTATCAAACTGCAAGCGCAAATACATTAGCAATAAATGGCGATGCTGAAATTGGAGCTGTATTAGAAAAGGAGGACGAAGATGTTTAATTGGTTGATAAAATTATTAGGCGGGAAAACAAAATCGGAATATGAAGATATGCAAAAAGAACTAAATGAAAAATGTGCTAAATTATCAAACACATTAGACAGTTATGCGAATCTTGATTTTGTTGCAAGTGGTGAATATTCTTTTAGTGTAAAAGCAAATTCACCTTATAGTATTTTAGTTAAAAAAGGTCAAAATCTTATAATCACTGGTTATAACAAAGATGGAGAGCTTTTAGAAAAAATTGATGTAAATAAGGAGGACGAATAAAATGTTTAATAAATTAATTAGGGGGGGGGCAGGCAGATAAAGAATTGTCTGTCAGCCGTCTTCCGAGATTACTATTACAATTACACGCACTAACTGATAATCCTATGAATATTACAGTCACAGGGAATATTACGGTTAGTGTAGAATTAGAAGTTATTGTGCCTACAGAAGAAACTTTCTTGATCAACAAAAATATTGAAGCAAATGACATCTTGTATGAGAAAGTATCAATAACTATTCCTGATGGAGTTACTGTATTATATATTTCCAGTCATGCAGAATCTAGCGAGGGTTATGATGATTACGTTATTGTAGAAATAAAAAACCTTTCTAATCAAAAAGAGTGGCGTTATAGATCAGAGGGTTTTAATTTCTATGATCAATGGTATGTCGGAGTAACACCAAACAAAACTTATAAATTATCGTTATACGTAGGCGCAGAATATAATTTGGATGGAGGGTATTTAAAGATTTCTTATTCTCAATCAATTAATCAAAAAATACCTAACGTAACTGATTATTAATGTAATATTCCTCTGTGAGAAATCGGAGGAAAAAGATGGCTTTGACAGACAATCCTATGAGTTTAGTGGTTACAGGCAATGTAACAGTTGGGGCAACATTAGAAGCAAGTGTACCGACTACTGAAACAAGATTGTTGAGTACTATGGATGTGAATACAACGGTTACTATTACAGTGCCTGCGGGTGTAAAAGTATTAAAAGTAGAGGGTGATGTATACCATGAATACGAAGGCGAAGTAGCTTTAGATGTATATTCAGTAAATGGCAAAAAATATTGGTTATCTGTATATAATTACGAATATGCTAGTGATATTTGGTATGTAGGAGTTACACCCAATAAAAGTTATACATTAAAGTTATCAACTGATAGCGAAACTGGCACAGAGTCAGGAAGTGTAACTATTAGTTATTCACAATCAATTAACAATCAAACGCCTAGAGTAACCGATTACTAAACTCAAAATCTGCCGTATATTATGGCTTTAACTGATAATCCAATGTCAATTATCGTGACAGGCAATGTCACCATAGGAGCTAGCTTAGAGGCTAGTATTCCTACAGGAAGTGTACAATCTCCTACATATTCATCGCCGGGCTCTACAAATAAATGGAGTGTGACTATACCCACTAATATAAAAGTTGTTGAAGTTCAGGATGTGGGGGAAAAATCTCCTAATTATGTAGGAGTAACTGGTGGAAAAACATATACGTTAACAGTCGTGGTTGGTAGCAATGATTTTTATTATTGCTATTATTCTAGCTCTAGTAAATATTGGATAAGTGCTAGGGATGATAGAGCTAGAATTTTGATATCTTGGTCTCCAACTATTAATGCGAAATCTCCTAATATTACTGATTATTAATAGTCTGTAACTTCTACTGCGTGTGAATTGATAGTAGGCGACCATTCGAGTTTAAAATTCAGCTCAGTGTAACCAGTATTAACATCTAAATTGCCTATAGTATAATCAATCCAACATTTATTATTGTTAGCATTATACAACAAGTATTCTTCACCTTCTCCATAATTATATTCAGTCCAATTAGAATACACTTTATAGGATTTATTGGGTGTTACACCTACATACGTAATCAAACTTAAATATCCAGATTGATTAAATGAAGCTCTTAATACTGTTATTCCTGCGGGAACTGTAAAGGTACTGCCATGTGCTAAAGTAACTTCCCCACTAGGAATACTAGCCTCTAAGCTAGCTCCTATGGTGAGGGGATTTAAGAAAGGAATTGTAGATGGTAAAAATACTAATAATGGTACTATTTTTCTTGTTCCCCACATTAGCGGATGCTCATGTTGTAATGGGTGGTGATAGGGGAGAAACAATGAAGAATATAAAAATAGTAGAAAATTATTTTAAAAATAATTTTAATTTAACTTTACATAGAGATGTTGCTGTTATTAATGTTGGTTCAGTAAAAGAATATGCGGATTTGTTAAAATACTTTAAAATAAATAATGCAGAAGAAATAGCTCAAAAAAGTGGAGCGGTAACATCTCGAAATTCTGTAATAGTTATAAATACTGCTGGAACAGATAAGAGTGATAGATTGTTTCTTTTAGCGCATGAAATGACACATCAATATCAGTTCCAGCAGAAGGGAAAAGCGGCTACAGAAGATATGGCAATGCTTGAAGGATTTGCTGATTTAATAGCCAATGACATAAGTGGAGCTTACATATCTATTGAAAATTATGGAATAAAGCGGGAAGATTTAAAGAGTTATTCAGATTTCAACGAAGCACAAAAACAGTATGGAAATAAGGTATATGAACAGGCAAGATATTATGCAAGAAAAGAGAAGTTTTTAGATTATTACTAAGGAGCGTATAAAATGACTCATAGTGTGGGGAAAGTTGATAAAAAATAAGGAGGATGCTTTATCTTGAAAATTGTAGATAAGTTTTATATTCGGTGTGTTAGTTATTTTGCACAAGAAGAGTGTGAAGAGTTGTGTTTACAGTTATTTCAATTAAGTGATGAAGTTCTTGCCTTATCAAATGAAGTAAACATAATGCTATTTGATTGTTTTGATTTAAAGAAAGCATACTTAAATCAACGAGCATTAAATTGTTTAAGGAAAGCGGAAATTTGTCCGTAAGAAATGAGGTTAATATGAAGGAATATCTATATAAGATATTTAAATTAGTTTTTAAAAATCGTTATGATAAAGATGTATTAAAACTAAAAGATGAAATTTATGAATTACGCAAAGAAAAGGTAGAAAAAGTTAGAGAATGTGAACAAGTTAGACGTGAATTAATGGGAGTTAAAAAAAGAATGTCAGCTTTAGATAATTCTAGATTAGAAGATGAAGTAAAGGTAAATGAATTAATAGCCCATTTAAAAGAATGTGAAGAACAAATAGAAGAATTAAATGAAAAAGTAAAGAATCTTCAAAGTAAAAATAAAGGCTTAACAACACAGATAAAAAACATGAAAGAAGGAAAATAATATGGGACTCTACACAAAACTAAAGAATGCGGCAAATAATTTCATAGAGGTTATGTGTAGAGGTTTGGAACGTCTACACTATCTGTAAGAACGGAGGGGTGTAGTGAATAGGGATTTTGAGACAGAATTAAGAGAAGATTTAGCAGTAATAAAAACAAAGCAACAAAGCAACTCAGAAAGTCTTGGAGTGTTCTTAGAAAAAACACAAACACAAGAAGTAGAATTAAAGACAGTAGAAAATAATATAAAGACAATTTTCAAAAGATTAGATGAAATGAGAGCAGAAGCAAAGGAAAATAAAGTAGAGCTAAATAAAGTTATAGATGATAAGTGTTCTGATATTTTTAGATTAGCAACATTTTTATCAGGAATAATAAGTATGTTTATAAGCATACTTGCACTTATTTTAAAGTAATGGGGTTTTATAATGTTTGAGAAGCTAAAGAATATTATCAAATCAAAAATTCTTGTAAAGCCTAGAATTGCTGGTGGGAGTTTAAAGCTTCTCTATATAATGATTGCATTAATAATAACAACTGTTTTAGCTTATATATTTGCTTGGGCATACCAAGCGATATTTAAAGGCGTAATAGCATTACCTGATTTATTAGCCTTAACGAAAGTTTTATTCTCCCCAGAAGCAATCGCCGCTATATTCTTTTATGGGGCATCCATAATAGATAAAGACGGAGATGGAGAGAGCGACAAATTAGAAAAAGAAGCACAGAAGGAAGATAAAAAAGAAGGTGGATGTAATGTACGAAAGTAAACATTGGAGCGTAACAGAATGGGATTGTTGGCGCAGAAACAGTAATGAATATGCGTGGGACAATGAAAATGGGAAGTTATGCACGAATAATGAAAAAACAGCAAATTTATTTAAAATATTAGATATGCTGAGAGATTGGAATTTTAATTGGGTAGTAAATACTACAGTTTATCACTCTGAGTATGGAACAGATTTCAAATCTGGTTATAGAACTGTAGACGATGGCGTTAATGCGGCGTGTGGTGGAGCATTAGGAAGTTATCACACGAAAGGATGTGCCGCAGATATTCATATCGCTGGTCAAGATGATACTGATACTGCTTTAGCAGACACCGTTTTAGCGGCGGCAAAAGCGTGGGGATTAGAAGACCAGTTAGGAATAGGTTATTATGGTGATTGGATTCATATAGATACCAGAGGAGTAACTTCGAGATGGTAATAGGAGGAACTGCAAGAATAGTCTTGTAGGAAAGAAATATGGTTAGTACAATTACAGTAGATAATTTTAAGTGTAAATGTTGTGGGGCAACGCCTAAAGTGAGTAAACGGCTGTTGAAAATATTGAATGATATACAGACAAACGTTGGCTCTGAATTAACAATATTATCACCTACTTGTAAAGACCAAGAATTTAAAAAGTTATTAAAAGCTTGTGTCATTTTAGTTCCTAAACTTTATACTGTTGATGATTTAGCGGACTTAGCGATACTGTATAACGCAGATGGTATAAGAAGGTTATATAAATATAAAGCAGTATATGTAGATGTTTTAGGAAATAAAATGGATTATTAATCCCTTACTAAGTAAGGGATTTTTTTTATTGACAAAATTAAAAAAGTATGGTATAATAGATTTAACGAGGTGATAGTAATGGAAATGTTGGCATTGAAAAGTGGCGTAGATTATCGAACGTTTAGGTTTATATTTGGAACTGACAAACTTTCTTATAAAGCTTCTCATAATCTTTGGAAAAAGCTTTCTACTGGTGTATCAAAAAAGCATTTAAACTTAGAATCAGTTGAAGGTGTACTAATTTATAATTTTGAATACTCTAATGGAAAGTATTGTTATTTTCCTGAGTTTTGGTTTGAAGAAGTTAGGTATTCTGATATTGAATGGGAGTAAAAAATGGTAAAATTAAAGGAAGGATTAGGGCATGCTGAGTGGCTTTGGTTTATGCACAATTCAATACAGTTTAGAAATGCTTGTTATGTAGATGCTAATATATTATGGAATATGTTAAAAGATGGGGTTTCAGAAGATGCCTTAAAAATCAGAGATGATGGTACAGGTTATAAAGAAATTTGTTATAAAGAAGTTAAATATGCCTTACCTATAAAGTGGTGTTTACCAATTTTTGAATGGGAATAAAAAACACTTGACAAAAGGAAAAAAATATGGTATAATAATATAAAAGATAGGAGATGGTTTAATGAGTTTATTAGTGGATATGTACGAATTAAAAACAGAGGAATATATTAAGACGAGAAAACAAACAGCAGAAGTTATTGAGACTTTAAGAGCATTAAGGGATACAAATACAAATCCTTTATATCGTAAAGCAATGAATGAGGCTATTAGGGAAATTAAGCAAATTGGATTTGCAAGAAAAGGTAAAATTACAAACTGTTTGGGAAAACTTTTTGAAGAGGAATCCGCAGAATATAGACGTAAACTTAGCGATATTGAAACTGAGGATTCTATACGTACATTAGAGTCTATTTCTTGTAGACATTTTCAGGGTTTTTGATTAATAAAAATGGCTATTAAAGTTTTTATAAGTAACTCTCAATTATTAAAAAACTTAACAGATATAGAAAAAGAACGAATAAAAAAAGATTTAACTTTTAAAAATCCTGAATATGAAAGTATTCTTAAATTCTCTAGATGGGGTAGCACTAAAGTTCCAGAATTTCTTTATTATTATAAAGAAGTAGGGGATAGCTTAGAAGTTCCTAGAGGATATAAGATACCTTTTAATTATGAAGTAGTAGAAGATACCTCAATTAGTTTTAATAATATAGAATATCCATCAGTACAAATCCAGCCTAGAAAAGTACAACAGGTAGCAATAGAGCATTTCACTGATAATACTGGAACACTTGTTATAAATACAGGGTTAGGTAAGTCAATAATTGGTTTGATGCTGGCAGGAAAGCTAAAAGAAAGGGTATTAATTATAGTTAATAAAGACGATTTAATAGATGGTTGGCAAAAAGATGCTCTGTTGTGCTATGGGGAAATAGAAATAGGTTTAGTAAAAGGCAAGGTTTTCAATATAGGAAAACAAATTACTTTAACTACGATACAGACTCTTTCTAGGCTAGGTGACGAAAAGCTTGATAAATTAAAAGAAAGTATATCAATGTTAATTTGTGATGAATGTCATAGGTGTTCTGCTAAGATATACAGTGTTCTGAATGGCTTTCCTGCCAGATATCGTTTAGGGTTAACAGCAACTAAAATGAGAAATGATGGATTAGCAGATGTATTAGATTTAATTTGTGGGCATACATTGTATGAATACAAAGGAGAATTTGAAACTTCTGATATTATAGATACAAAAGACATTTTTGTAATAAAGAGAGAGAGTCAGTTGAAATGGAATCCAGTGATTGATTATTACTGGACGAAAAGCGGAGCAAAAGTAAAAGCATTAGTATATAAAGATAAAGTATTTGCGCCACATACGCCAGAATGGAAAGCTTTAATAACACAGTTATTAAGTACAAAAGAAGTTGATAGTTTACCTGTTAATTTACAGGAAGCTTATAAAACTGTATCAGAAGATTTAACATTTAACAGATTAGTTGTTGAAGATATTATAAAAGAATATAATTCAGGAAAATCTTGTATAGTGTTTTGTAAAGAGAAAGAGCATATAAATTTATTGTATGATATGTTGGTAGATATATGTCCAAGAATACAAAAATACTATGGAGATATGAAAGAAACAAAAGCAGAAATAAAAGAAAAAGCAGAAACAAAAGAAGCATTAATTACATTAGCTACTATTTCTATTAGTTGTGAAGGAACTAACGTAAAATCATGGGAGAGAGGATTTCTTGTATCTACAGTGGCAAACAAGAAAGATTTGATACAGATTTTAGGAAGGTTACGAAGAACTAAAGAGGGTAAGACTAATGTATTTTTTTATGATTACAGACATCCTTTTATGGCAATTTTTAATAAGCATGGTGTAAAGAGGGATAAGTGGTATAGAGAAATAGGAATTACAAAAATTATTTAAAAATGCTTGACAAAACTAAAAAAGTATGATATAATGTTAAGACTTAAAGAATGGATGATAAAATGGTTGAATGTAAAATTATAGACTTTTCAGAAGCAGAGATAGATGATTCACGTTTCAAAGAATTAGCTATTCAGTATGATATGTATAGAAAGACAAAGCTTGAAGCGGAAAAAAGAGTGAAAGAATTAAAAGAACAGCTAGATGCTTATGTAGAGTCTAATGGCAAAAGTGATTTAAATGGTAATAAGTATTTACCTTTTTTAGATAATAAATATCTAAAAAGAGAGGTAAGAAAAAGCTATGATGTAATACCTTATATGGCTGAAAGTATTTTGAGAGATTATGGTGTTTTAGATAAAGTTTTAAAGTATGAAGCTTATTATGATATGGAAGTATTGGAACATCTTATCGCAGATGGAGTAATACCATTAGAGGTAGCAGAGAAAATGTTTAAAGAAAAATTAAGTTATTCAACTAAAATAGTAGATTTAAAGGATGTGAGCGAGGATGCCGAGAAAGAGGAAAGCTAAAAGAGGCAGACCCGCAGGGCAAATATTACAGGGAAAATTATTTAAAATAAATGGCAAGATACTACGATTATATACAAGAGCAAAATTAATAGAAGCTTTTAAATTGGCTGGTATTCCTAGAGGTTCATTAACTTTACGTAATTGGGAAAATACAGGTATTTTACCTCCTGCCCTAGTGAGAGTAAATAATATTTGTTATTACACACAGGAACAAATAAATGCTATTGTTAGAGTAGCTTTAGAGTGTGGAGTTAGGAGAGGTTTTCCTATTGAAAAGACTGGATTTTCTGAACGAGTAAAAATTGCTTTACAAAAAGTAAATGAAAGATTGTTTATGCCAGATAAAGAAATGGAGGAATAAAATGGAAACAATAAAAGTAGGTTTATCAAAAGGTGTAACATTGAATTTAGGTAATTATGAAAGTGCAAAATTTGATTGTTGGATGGAAGCAGAAGTATTAGAAAAAGAAAGAGATACAACATTAGATTTGTTTTCAGAACTTATTGATAATCGTTTAGAACAAGAAGCAAAGGAACTAGAACGTTCCATAGCAAAACGTAAATGATAGTAACAAAAGCACAGGCAAAGAAGTTATTTGGTGGAGCAATAGTAACTTCTGATAAAAGTGGAATTGTAAAATCAACAGAAGATTATAGTAAGTTCAAATCTAATGATTGGATAAAATATTTTTCAGATAAAGCAAAAGAACATGATGTAAAGTATCAAGTAGTTAAATATAAAGATACCTCTGTAATTAAATCATTAATGGCTACATATCCAAGTGATGAAATAAAAAAGATAATTGATTTCCTTTGGGATTCTGATTACCGTTTTAAAGCAGGTGGCAGGGAAAAAACCTTTATGGAATATGGCATTTATTTAATGTCAAATGCTTGGTTGAGCAGTTATTATAATTTAGCAATAGCTTATACAGGAGAGAGTTTAACTCCTAAGCGGGGTTGGAAAGAGGAATCTGAGAATGGTGGGATAGAAATTGACATCTGATTTACCAACAAGAGAAGGGAAAATGCGTGAATATATAAGCAAAGAGTCTTTATATTTAATGGGAATACCTAGTGGCTATCAGGGTAAGTTTTTATCTGACTATCATTTTGCAGAGCCTAAATTAAAGAGTATTATACAAGGCTATGTAACTAATCCTAAAGATATGTTAAACGATTGTGTTAATCTATTATTTAGGGGGCAAAATGGAGCGGGGAAAAGTTTCTTAGCTTCCATTATTTTACAAGAATTGTATATTCGTTACTATTCTGGTTATTTAGTTACTTTTAATGAAATTATAAGAAAAACATATAGCCAACAAGATGTAAGTTCTGTTTATGATTCAGAATTTTTAGTAATAGATGAATTAGGTGCGGAAGTTGATACAGCAAAAGGAGCAGAAAAAGCTTTATTAGAAAACATATTAAAGATAAGGGATACAAAAGGATTACCAACAATAATTTGCACTAATTTAAAGCAGGAAGAATTAACTAAAAGATATGGATATACTATTGACAGTATGCTAAATCTTTTCATTCAGGTTACTTTTACTACTAATGATGGTAGGAGAGAAGCTTTTAGAAATAAAGATGCCATAAAGAAATTACGACAGGGGTGATAAAGTGGATTTAGATAACGTAAAGAGTGACCACTGCATTAATTGTAACTCTGTAGAAGTATTTGCATATGTGGAATACGACCATTTGCCATTGTGCAGAAATTGTTATAAGTTATATGATAAGGGTGAAATTAATGCGGGACAGTTAAGGGAGAAAAGACGTGAAAAGAGGGCAACTAACTAATCAATCTCTTCCAATTATCGCCTTTAACTTAGAGAGTTGTTTTTTTAACAATAAAACAACGTTTGTTAATGAATTATTTAAAGATAAATATGAAATTTTGGGGATGCAGTATAACCCTCAACATTTAGATACTGTTATGAAGATTTGGAAAAGCGGAAAATACTCAATTCATTTAGTGACTTATAAAGACCCAGATGAATGGAAAGAGCTTGAAGGATTTTTATTTGAAAAGTATTTATATTTTAACAATCTAGAATTTATTGAGGGCTTTAAGGAATTGAAGAGATTTTGTGAATTAAAGTATCTTTATTATGTAGACGATGGAGATAGATTATTTTTACCTAAGAACGCTGTTTCAATGCAAGAGTTTTTAGGGGTGATGAAATGAGCGTAGATTCTAATTTTATTTTAAAATTATTAGAAACTAAGGATTGGAAAACAGTAGCGGAGAAAAGAATATCTGCCAAGTTTTTCAACCCAGCTTATAAGAGAGTGTTTAATTATATTTCAGACTTTAAAATCAAATATGGTGATATCCCTAGTGCAGAGTCATTAAAAGCAAGATTTCCAGAGCTTGACTTTACTGGAAGGGTAGCAGAGCCATTTGAATTTTATTGTGATGAATTAAGAAATAAAGTTAAGCATAATTTATTAAGGGACACAATACTTTCTGTGCAAACAGATATAAACTCATTGAATACAGAAGAAGCAGTTAAGAAGTTACAGAAACTAATACAAAATATTGATTCTGAAATTGTTCTTAACGATACCTGTAAAATAGGTGAAAGAACAGAAGAGCGTTTTGAGCAGTACAAAGAGCGGCAAAAAACAGGTGGCATTTCTGGGATGCCTATAGGTTTATTGCCGATAGATAAACAGATAGGTGGGGTTAAAGAATTAGACCTTATAACTTTCTTAGGATACACAGGAACTGGTAAAACGTGGCTCTTGTGCATTATTGCTGTAGCAATGGCAAAAATGGGATATAAGGTTTTGTTTTTAACTAAAGAAATGTTGCCAGCTCAATTAATAGACAGAATTGATGCAGTATGGTCAGGGATAAGCTACTCTCGTATTAAAGATGGTCAGTTATCGCCACAAGAAGAAGAGAAGTATTATAAGTATCTTTTAGAAGAAGCACCAAAATATAAAGATAAGTTAATTGTTGAATTAGTCGAGGGCGGTGTAATATCTTGTGGAAGTTCCATTGATTTACATAAGCCAGATGTCTGTTTAATTGATGGTGGTTATTTAATGGCTGATGATTCTGAGGATGATGACTGGCGGGGAATTTTAGAAGTATGGAGAGGATTTAAAGCATTAGCTCGAAACAGAAAAGTCCCAATTCTTTGCACCTCACAGTTAAAGGGAGAGACTGCGACATTAAGTAATATTTCTTATGTCAAAGCCTTAGCCCAAGAAGCGGATGCTGTTTATGGTTTAGAGCAAGATAAAACAGATAAGGCGGAGAAAGAGATAAAAATAGTAACTTTAAAAGTGCGTGATGGCGAATGGAAACCACCTTTTAAAATGAGTTGGGATTTTACTGAAATGAAACATGATTTATTATATGTGGAAGAAGAAAAGAAAAGGACACCAATAGCGGTAAAACAAATACAAAGGATTGAGTAGTATGAGAATAGAAGAACTTTTAACTGTATGCGAAGCATTAAATATAAAGAATATCAAAGTAGTAGGTAATGATATTATGGCATCTTGTTGTTTTCATCAAGATACAAGACCTTCTTTCGGTTTAAACGCTGAAAAAGAATGTTATCATTGTTTTGGCTGTGGTGAGAGCGGAACAATAATTGGCTTAATAGCAAAATGTTTAAACATCTCATATGCCGAAGCTAGGTTAAAGCTTGATGAAATAATTGGAGAACAGGCGCAGAAAGTTGAAGAAGTTCCTTTACGAGAATACGAAGAAGTTCCAGAGCAAGAGGAAAGATTTGTTTTATCTAATTCTTCATTGGGGGCGTTTCACAGCGGGCAAGTATTCCATAAATACTTTATTGAAAGAGGATTTAGCCCAGAAGACCAACAAAGGTTTTTATTTGGCTGGGATTCGCAAAAGAAAAGAATTACTATTCCTGTATTTTGGGAAGATGGGCAATTATGTGGGTTTATAGGTAGAGCAGTGCTTAATGATAAAACACAAGAATATGCGAATATTTATGGTAAAGCCCCTAAATATTATGTATATGATAATTTCCCACGTTCAGGAATTTTGTTTCCTTTGAATTTGTTTAGACCTATCAATGATACTGTCATTTTAGTAGAAGGAGTATTAGATGCTCTATGGCTACAAAAACATGGTTACGCAAATGCTTTAGCCATATTAACTTGTAGTATCTCAGACGCTCAAATTTCACTTCTGAGGAGTTTTAATATTAAAAAGGTAATATTAGCCTTAGACGGAGATAAAGCTGGTCAGAACGGCTGTAAACGCATATACGACCTATGTAAGAATGAGTTTGTGTTTAGTATTGTGAATTACCCAGAAAATTGTAAAGATGTTCAAGACATGAATAAAGAACAGTTAGATTATATGTTTACTAATTTAGAGATGTATCCAAGATTAAAATTAAGAAAAATAGAATAGGAGAAAAGAATGGTAGCTTCAATTTTTAAAAGAGGATTTCAGGCAAGGGCAGAAGTAGAAAAGACCACTAAAAAAGGTGGGTATATTAAAGATTATTTTTTAACAGCGAGGGATAATCCTGATGCGCCAGTTAGATTTTTAACTGATGAACCTATCAGTTTTTGGAGTCACAATGTTCAAGAAGGTGGCAGATACAATAACTATGCTTGCACTTGTGAACCAGATTGTCCATTGTGTCAGGCGGGAGCACCTAGAAGCTTCAAATCAGCTTATTTAGTAGTAGATGGCAGACAAGGTAGCTATATCAGCAAAAAAACAGGGGAAAAAGTGGAGTTTGATAAAGCGGTGGCTGTCCTTTTAAGGGGTAACGATTGCGGCATTATTGAGCGTAATAGACAGCGTTATGGGCTGTTAGATGCGCCTTATTACGCAACACGTATGGGACAGAAACCAAGTATTTCTTATTTGTTTGACAAAGCAGGAGCAGAGATTTTTGAGAAATATCCATATTTGGATAAAGATATTTTTGCTATTGGAGAGTTAAACGAAGCGGCGAAAGAAAAGATTCAGGAATTACTGCCTGATAAATATAGAGGGCTTGATTATTATGAAATCATTGAAAAGAAATTCCCATTTTATGGTGTTGAAGACACTTCTTTCGATACTGCAACAGTTTTGGAAGAGCCAGAGCCTATTCGTCCAGCAGGATTTAGCAGAGTTCTGATAAGGGAAGTGGATTAATGGCTAAATGGTCTCAAAAAGCATTAGATTCTTGTTTGAAACATTGGCAGAAAGTTTTAGGTCTTAGCCACTGGGATATTAGCATCACATATGCAGAGGGCAGAGATATTGAAGACCTATTAGGTTACTCAGCATTAGCTAGTATTTCTTCCAGTCCTTCTATGGAGAGGGCAATAATTCGGATAAACAGTACCCCAGAGCTTGACGAAGATGCTATTATATATGGCAGTGATGATGTTGAGTGGAGCATATTGCACGAATTATTGCACCTTTATTATATAGATTTAAGTATTAACAAGGAAGATAAAGTGCAGGGTGAGTTGATAGAGAGAATTATTAATAAGACCTGCAAAGCATTATTGACTACAGGAAGGTTTAAAAATGGGAGCAGTAGCAGATAGACAGACTTTAATCAATAAGATAGCAGAGCAAAATAATATTACTTCAACAGAAGCAAACAATATTATTAAAATGTTTTGTAAAGGTATGGAAGGGGTATTAGAAGAATATTCTGGGTTGATTTTGCCTAGATATTTTTCTTTAATATCAAGGCAACAAGATATAAAAACTTCTTATAATATCCATACTAAGACTTTTCAAGATAGAAAACCTTTTAACAGGTTTATTTTCAAGCCAAGTAAAAAATGGAAGAAGTTAATTAATAAGGAGTGATTATTTGTTTCATCAAAGATTTTTTAAATTAACTATTGTCAACAAAGATAATGTTGATAGGTTTTTTGAGGAATATGAACGAGCGAAACAAATCTTCTTTGACTTTGAAACTTCTGGATTAGATGTAAGATATAAGGGTAAAGATTATGCAGTAGGATTAACAGTAGCCTTTGAAGATAGTGTCAGCAAGGAAGTATACTATGTTCCTTTCAGGCACTACTTTGAAGGTGACTATGTTGGCTGTGGCAGATTTGATTATCGTAAAAATACAGCGGTATTTAATGATGCTAAAAATTTTCCTGATTTTTTACCAGAAAAGTTTTCAGGAGAATATTATAATATGGATATTGTTGATTTTATGAAACGATTAAAGCCTTTAATGGAAAATGGTGGGAAAGAATATATTGCCCACCATATTTCATTTGACTTACATTTATTTGCAAATGAAGGTGTAGATATAGTAAAGGTTTTTGAAACAAATACTTTTACTGACACACAAGTAGCTGTGCATACTTTAGATGAAGAGCAGGAAAAGAATTTGGAAGCGGTAACTGAAACAATTTTCTCTGTAAAAAAATCTCATTTTAAAGATACTATTATGACAGTTACTAAAGAAGAAAAGAAATTTTTAGGATTGGCTTCTAATAGCAATGCTAGTTTCCAGCACGTTCAGATTCCAATAGGGGCGCAGTATTCCGCAGAAGACGTATATTTTATGAGAGAAATGTATGAGCCAATTCTCAATGCTTTAAAAGAAGATGGCGGTTACGAGTATTTTAGAGAAGTGCGTATGCCATTTATGAAAGTTTTATGGAAAATGGAGCGCAACGGAATAAAAGTTGACACAGAAAAACTTGAAGGTATGATAAAGTTAGCGGAAGAAAAATTAGAAGAATTAACATACAAGATATATGAAGTAGTAGGAGCTAAATTTAATATTAACAGTGGTCAACAGTTATTTGAGATATTATATGGTTTTAAAAAGAAATTAAAGGATAAGAAAACAGGGGAATATAAAGAGTCTTTTAATGAAGATTTAGTAGCATTAAATTTTGGTTTTAAGCCTATCGCATGGACAGAGGGCGGGAAATCAAGAGATATGGTATTAAGAACACCAAAAACAGATAAAGATGCGCTAAAGAAATTATTAAGACAAACCCCCAAAAGAGAAGATGGGCATAAATTAATTAAACTTCTACAAGATTATTTTAAATTAACAAAATTGTATACAGCATTTATGCTGGGTATAAAAGAAAAAATATATTGTGACGGAAAAGTGCATCCAAGCTTCAATGAAAATGGCACATCATCGTATAGGCTAAGTTGTTCTGACCCGAACTAAACAGATGGTTCGCTAGGCAAGAAATTCCTAGAAAAATTAACTGCTCTAACTCGGTGAAACTCCACCAATAAAAGGACAACACCGAACTAAGTTAGTTAGCGATAACTAAAAAGTGTAACGACTAGAGAAAGTAGGCTATATTAGTCGAAATCTCCACGAATGGGCAGAGCCTAAACCGAAAGGCATGGCTAAGATATAGTCTGAACTCCGTACAATGGTAAAGACGGAGAAGCGGGGATAAAGAGCCCCGTGATAACATAATTGTTCAACAGCTTCCTAAGCCTTTAGAAGAGCCTAAAGATGGTGAAGATAGAAGTTACTATGATTTTTGGATACAATTTGAAATAAGAAGTTTAATGATAGCTGACAATGAAGACGAAGTAATTGTTGCGGCAGATTATCATGCTCTGGAAAAGTTTTTAACAGCGCATTTTTCAAAAGACCCATTGTTGATTAAAATGTTAAAAGAGAAACTTGACCCACATGGAACAGTAGCAACAATTATTTTTCCAGAATTAGCAGATGCAGACCCAAATTCAATTAAGAAATTAGCACCACATAAAAGAAATGTGGCTAAGACTGTAGGTTTCGCTCAAATCTAGGGTGAAGTAAAATCCCTCTCAAAACGGTGAAAGCCTAACAGGTCAATACCGTGCCGAACTCTGTGAAAACAGCGGTGTAGAGACTTATAATGTATCGGCTATGTTTAAACATAAATCAATCGAATACATTTAATGGGGGATAGGAGCAGGCTCCTAAAGGTATAGTCCGACACTCTTGGCAACAAGAGACAACAGAATGGTAGATTATGGTGGTTCAAAAATAGCGGTAGCAAGAAATCTAGAAATAGATGAAAAGACCGCACAAGAATATATAGATAGGTATTTTGAAGGTTTTGCAGGGTTAAAAAAATATGATAGAGATTTAATTCAATTTGCTAGAAAGAATGGTTATATAGAAACATTATTTTCTGGGCATAAACGTCACTTGTGGGGGATAAATTCCCAAGATGGTAGAACACGTTCATACTATGAACGATTAGCGGTTAATTCAAAATCACAAGGGGCGGCGGCAGATTGCACAACATTAGCACAGATAGATGTGGATAATGATGTGGTATTAAAATCTATTGGAGCAAGACAAATACTTAATGTACACGATAAACTTTAGTCAAATAACTTGTCGTGTTTAAACTCTTCGATATGCTGGAACGCAAAAATACAGTATTACCAAAGAGTGACAATATACTGTATATCACGAAAGTGTGTAGCCAATCAGCAGGGAGGAAATGAGAGCATTTCACCCTCACAGACTAACAAAAGCATAGAATAGTAGGAACTGCACATTACTACTATTTGAGAAGTGAGTAGAGTACGGCTTTGTTGAAATGCAAAGTGGGTTGACATCCTTAAATGGAAGCGGGGAGGCATAGTGCAGATGTATGATATAGTCGAGTGTGTTTTTAAGCATACGTTATGGAGATAGTCATGGTTTGTCCTAAAAAGTTTGCAGAATTATGCAAGCAGAGATTAACTTTTCATATGGAAAATTGTTTACCAAGCAGGGGTATAAATTTAACAATTCCATTAGAAGCCGTAGGAGATATAGGTAGAACTTATAGTGAAGCAAAATAATGCTTGACAAAAATAAGATTATGTGGTATAATAAGGAGGTAAAGAATATGACAATTAAAGTAGGTGGACAGATGGCAGATGATTTAGTTTACCGAGGAGATGCTTCTTCTTCTAAAACATCTTCTGGTGAATATGAAGAAGTTTTAAAACTTTTAGAAGCTCAGGTAGGAATGCTTGAAGACATAAATAATCGTTTACAAAAGTGTGTTGTTGGGGAGACCATTTCAGTTGAAAGTGTAGCCCCAGAAGGGTTAGTACCAAATGTTCTTGGTATACGTTTAAGTAGATTAGAGGATAAGTTAGAAGTTATTATTAGAGATTATTCTGATTGTGTTGATGTAATTGAAGAGAAATTAGGCAAGATGACATTACAGGGGTGATACTTTGCCAGATTTAAAGCAGTTAGTAAAGACTATAAATAAAGCGCATGGTAAGAACGCTATACGTTTAGGGGCAACTATTAAAGAGCAGATGTCCTATAAGATTTCAACAGGTAGTGTGGCTTTAGATTATGTAATTGGTGGTGGAATACCTTCTGGAAGATTAATAACTATTGCAGGAGCTTATTCTACTGGTAAATCATTATTAGCTTATAAGATGATTGCTAATGTTCAAAAAATGAAAAAGAAACTTGTTACAGTTGATGGCGAAGATATAGAAATTGTAGCAGAAGATGGTGATATTCCTTTAACTTGTGCTTTGATACAAACGGAACAAGGTAGTCTTACAAAAGAATGGGCAATAGAAAACGGCATAGATTTAGAGTCACTTTTATTTTGTCAACCTGATGGAATGGAAGAAGCTTTAGATATAGCTATAGCCTTGCAGAGAGCAGGAGTAGAATTGATTGTTATTGATTCTTACGCCGCTCTGCTACCAACTAAAGTATTGACTTCTGATTTTGATGAAAGTTATCAAATGGGAATTAAGCCTAAAATGTTGGGTGAATACCACGGTAAATTTCAGTTGTTTAATAACGCATTAGAGCGGGAGGGAAAACTTCCTTCTACAGTTGTCGCAATTAATCAGTTGAGAGAGAAAATTGGCGTGATGTATGGAAGTTGAATTAAGATAAATCAAATGATTTATTAAGAGATTTGGGCTTCCCTGTAGGGCGACTTACAGTAAAAAACTGTGTGAACGCAAAAGCGGTGTCAGAAATGGCTAACGGTGAATAGGCAGAATACCGTGCCAAGCCTCATTAGAGGAAGGTGTAGAGACTATCGAAAACAGAAACATAATGTGTATTGCTTATATTATGTGGGTAAGTGAGTAGAGTACGGCTTTGTTGAAATGCAAAGTAGCTAAGGCTTTAAATGGAAGCGCACAGCACTCTTAGCGGGAGTTGAAGATATAGTCCAGAGGGATTATTCCCTTTGCCAGAGTATACAACAGGTGGTAGAAGCACTGGATTTACGAATACTTTAGAGATTAGATTACGTATGGGCGATACTATTGCAGTAGGTAGTGGAGAAACGAAAAGAATTGTAGGTAAGACAATCAAATTTAGAATCGAGAAAAATAAAGCTGGCGTTCCTTATGGAACAGGTGAGTATGATATTTATACAGACACCTGTGACTATATTCAAAGAGGGGACATTGATAACGAAAAAGCATTAATTATGATTGCAGTATTGTTAGGAATAGTTGAACGCAGAGGTGGCTGGTATTACTATAATGGTGAGCAGTTATCACAGGGGCAAGATAATTTAATTAAATTATTGCGTTCTAACAGAGCTTTATTTGAAGAGATAAGGGAAAAGGTGTTAACATCAGATGAGCATATACAATAGAGGCTATAACTCTTTTTTATATGATATTCTGGTAAGGCGAGGGTATTATACAGCTTCTTGTCATAATTGTTGGTTTTATGACAGAGGCTGTATTAATACAGATGTTACAGAGTATGATTTAATTAAGGGTGAAGAAACATATTGTATCTTTTGGAAGCCACCACCAGTACAAGGGAATAGGTGATAAAAAGCATGGCGAGAAAAGGAACAACAAAGTACAAAAGTAACAAACAAGAAAAAGATGTAGCAAAAATATTAGGTGGAAAAACAGTAATGGCTAGTGGCTCTTTATGGCAAGCTAAGGGTGATGTAAGAACATCAAGATACTTAGTTGAGTGTAAGACTACTGATAAAGATTTCTATAAGCTGGAACAAAAGATTTTAGCTAAAATTGCAAAGGAAGCTATAAAGGACGGACTAAGAAGCCCTCTATTAGTTTTTGATTGCAAGAATGAGAGATTTGTAGTCTTTAGAGTAAAGGACTGTTCGTTAAAAGCCTCTTTAATCTTTAAATTATTTAAAGTAAAGGTTATTGATACTTTAGTAAAAGGTAGAAGTATAGCTTTAGACTATAAAGAAGATTTAAAGAGTTTAAATAAAAATGAGAATGCTATAGGATTTAGTGTTCATAACTATAGATTAGTTCCTGAAACTTGGTTTTTAGTTTCAGAAGAAGTATTCTTAAAAAATGAAAGAGTATTATACGAGGTTATGTAATGAAGCGGTTAAAAGTAAGAGGTTCAGCTACTAGCCTGTTTTCTATTATGAAGGGGTCAAATTGCCCTTTAACAACAGCAATAGACTCTTATTTATTAACTGAAAAAGATGATGAAGGAAGAAAACATGGCTTTAATAGTCCTAGTGGGATAAAAGATTGTGTAAGGTCTCTTTATTATGTTAGAAAGTTTTATGATTGCACAAATGTAATTAAGCCAAGAACAAAACGAGTGTTTCATAATGGCAAAGATGTTCACACTAGGATACAGAATTGTTTAGTAAGGTCTGGGTTATTATTGCAAGAAGAACCACCAGTATTTAATGTAGAGCTACAAATATTAGGAAATGCAGATGGATTGGCTTTGATTAATGGACGTTTAGGTGTATTAGAAATAAAGTCAATTAATCATTGTGAATATGTAGGGTTAATAGAGCCAAAACCAGAGCATATAAGACAGGCTTCAATTTATATGTATTGTTTTGAGACGATAAGGCAAGCAATGCAGAGCGAGGATTTTTGTGGAGAAGAACTTGCTAATAAATATTACTTATCTTTAGATAAATCTTTAAAAGTAAAAGAGCGGAAGAGCAGGAAACAGGGATTTTTAAGAATGTTAGGTCTTATAGAAGACTACAAAGACACTCCAATAGATAGTATTGATTTTTTGTACGAGAATAAAAACACACAAGAGATTAAAGAATTTATTGTTTATTGGGATGAAAATATCATGCAAGAGATAAAAAATAAATACACATTTTTGAATGAGTGTGTAGCAAAAAACAAAATACCTGATAGACCAGAAGGTAGTACCAAAAGCGGTAGTTGTAAAAACTGTAAATATAAAGGAGTGTGTTATAGTGAATAAAATTCTTTCTAAAATATTTTATGGGTTAGGCGTGTTAGCAGGGGTAATAGTAGTATCTATTGTTTGTGTGGCTTTTAGTTTCTGTTTCTGTATAGTACCTTATTTAGTTTATACCTTCTTACCAGTGGCACTTAGTCCAGTGTTGCTTTGGCTATTTGGCGCAATTTATTTAGTTACTGCTTTTTTATGCCTTTATAACTTTATGGTTCGGGGCAAAGCTTTTAACTTATGAAAGTATGGCAAATATTTAAAGAGTATGCTTGGATATTATGCATTTTTTTAAGTGTAGCGTGTTTTTATTTTTATAACAAACCGCCAGAGATTATTTATAAATCAGCAGTAAATATTGATAATGGCGAATTAACAGTTGAGGATATAAAACGTCCTCAAATTACATTAGATTCAAGTATTAAGGAACAAGCGAAAGTTCAAGTAATAGAAAAAAAAGATGAAACAGAAGCGGATTTAAATATAAAAGATAATTATAAATTTAAAGCTAATATAAATGGTAAAGAGATTGAAATTGTTCCTGATACTAAAGAAAATTTTGAGTTTAAAAAAGATGCTGTTAATATAGATAGAGATATAGAGATAGAATATAAAATTAAGACAACAACATTACAGCCTAATTTTGGTTTAGGATTGGGAATTGATTTTAATGGGAATCCAGCAATGAGTGCAAACGTGAAGCTTAAAAAAGCACCAGTATACTTTTGGGGAGCATCAAACTTCAAAGATTCGCATATGATAGGAGTAGGTATTTATGGTGACTTTAATTGACAAGATTGAAAGTCAACTTTCACAAGAAGGTGTAACCCCTTTCTCCAATGAGAATATTGAAAGAGACTATTTAAAATTGCCAAGATATTTAGATGAGTTACCTGCCGCTGAAATAGGAAGGTATCTTCATGCTACAGTACAGCAAAGGGTATATGTAAGAACGCTTATATCTCAAACAAGAGCGTATTTAAGGGAAGCACAGAGTCAGTTAAATATGGAAAAAGCTTTAATTTATAAAAGTTTTCCAGTAAAAATGAGTCTTACAGAAAAAGAATTAAAACTTGCAGAATATCCTTCCGCTAAAGAGGCAATGGAAAGGGTGATATATTTGCAAGAAAGACTTGATTATTTAAAAGATGTATTAGATAGCTTAGAAGATTTAAAATTTAATATTAGTAGAGAGTTGTCTAGACGTGGAGTAGACTTTACAGATGCCAACAGAAGTGCTAGGGTTGGTGTAGAGTGAAGCAAGTAGATGTTCTTAAAGAACGGTTAGAACTTTTAAAAAGATATGAACCTGATTCGGAAGAAATAGTAGAGTTAGAAAATCGGATTAAATTAAGTAAAAAAGCTAAATCCAGTAGGAGAAAAGGGGCATCTTATGAATCAAAGGTAAGGAAGCTTTTGGGCGAAAGATTTCCTGATTTAGATTTTTCAAGAGTTCCTTCCAGTGGTGGATTTCAAAAATCCTCAGCTAATACTTTGTTAAGAGGAGACTTAGTTAATCTAAATGAAGATTATGATTTCAAATTACATTTAGAACTAAAAAATCAAAATAGATGGCAAGTTAATACATGGTTTGAGCAAGCTGAAAGTGATTGTATTGAAGGTAAATTACCTATAGTCATTATGCATAGAACGCAGAAAAATGAAAATGGCAAGCGAATAGCAGAAGCAGATGATTTTGTATTTTTACGTTTAAAAGATTTTTTAGATATTCTAGATGATGGAAAAATAATCAAAAAATGTCTTGACAAAAAGACAAAAATGTGATATAATAACATTTGTAATAATTTTAAAAAAGCCTATAAAGGGCTATAAAAGGAAAGAGGAAGATAGAATGGAAAAAACAGCTTTATTTAAAGTTTCTTCAACAAGTAATGCAAAAAGTGTAGCAGGCTCAATCAGCCACACATTGAAAGGTGACGGAGATACGGCACCAAAAGATGTAGTATTGCAAGCAATCGGAGCTAAAGGCTAATTGGCTCCCTTCACAGTGATGTGATGAAAAATAGCGGGGAAGAAAGCTGGAAAGCTGAGAAGCTAATCAGATTGGAAGGTTTAGTTTAAAAGCTAAACCACAAGCAGAGCATAGACAGTGAACCTCTTAGAGAATATAATCTGTCCACGAGTCCCCGCCGCTTATAACGAGGTTATTCGAGCGTTATAAGATGAAAAGATATGCCGAACTAACAGGAAACGAACTGTTAGAAGTAGAGGATAAAAAGCCTTTACGATAACATAATTGAGTGCCATTAATCAAACATGTAAAGCTATTGCTATTTCAAGAGGGCATTTAGCTGTGGCAGGATACGATGTAGTTACTAGAATTGGATTTGACGTTGTTGAAATTGATGGTGAAGAACGTACAATTTTGAAATTCTTCGTATCATTGAGATAACTCTGACTAGAGTATAACAGTCATAGCCCACCTAAATGGTGGGCTTTTATTTTAAGGAGGCATACTATGAACCAAGAACTCACATTAGCAGTTAGCAGTAGTTTTGAAGCCGCTCATCATTTAGTAAATCCAACAGCATTTAATGAAAAATGCCTTAAACTACATGGACATTCTTATAAGTATACTATCTTTTTAAAAGGAGAAGTACAAGATGGTGGTATGGTAGAAGATTTTGGAGCTATAAAGAGATATATTATAAATGAAATAACAAAGCTCTATGACCATTCAGATTTAAACAGATTTTTTTATAATCCTACCGCAGAAATGTTAGTTTTAGATATGGCATGGAGAGTAGAAGCCTTAATAGAGGATAATAGTTTAAAAGTTAAACTGACCAAAATAGAATTAGCCGAAACGGATAATAATAGGGTAATATGGGAGTCACAGTAAATGTATATTACAGAGATTTTTAGTAGTATTCAAGGTGAGGGGAAGTATACAGGCTATCCTACTACCTTTGTTAGATTATTTGGTTGCAATTTATTTGAGATGTCTCCTAGCTATGCTTGTAAGTATTGTGATGAGAAACATTCAATGACAGGCAAACGAATAAAGATGCATTTAGGATTGGTAATGGATAAGATAGGGGCATTAGGAAATAAATATGTTTGTATTACAGGTGGAGAACCTTTAATGCAGGAAGAAACTATGCCTTTAGTTTATGAATTATTGTATAATGATTATATTGTTACAGTAGAAACAAATGGGACAATTCCTATAGAGCATTGTGAATATGTAAGAAGTTATTCATATTGTATGGATGTTAAATTACCTAGTAGCAGAACAGTATTAGCACCAGATTTAAATTGTTATAAGAATTTAGGAGAGCTAAAAGTAAATGATGAAGTTAAGTTTGTTATTTCTAATATCCATGATTATGAAGAAGCAAAACGGATTTTAAAGAAATATAAAACTAAAGCAAGCCTTATTTTTTCTCCTGTGAATTGTGATTTAGAATTAGCAAGAGAAATAATGGGTTGGTTAATGAAAGATAAACTAAAAGCTAAATTAGGATTACAAATACATAAATTATTAGAGATTAAATAGTAAAAATCTATTGACAAATATGGATTTTTATGGTATAATGGGAGTATAGTATGAAGATAGAAAATGTTAGAATATATGGTTTGCCAGAGAGCTTAATAGCCTCTGGCTATCCTATGTTATCTACAGAATTAAATGAAGAGGAATTTTTAAAGGAAGTAGAAGCGACAGAAAAAATAATTAAAAATAAATCTGGCAGTAATAAACATATAGAAAGAGGTATTAGATTAGGCAATTCTCCTTTAGGTAGCGGACATAATTGTGCTTTAAAGGGAATTACAGTACAATTTGATTTAACTTTGCCTCAGTATACATGGCAACAGTTACAAAGATATCACTATATTGATTTTATAAGTTCAATGAGCAAAATGCATCGTATTACAATGCTTGATTTAGATAAACATTGTCCTTTAGTGGATAATGAATTATTAAAAATTTCACAAAGATATGTAAATGCTTATAAAAAAGGTGAGATTGGCATAGATGCTTGTTTATCTAATATTCCTATGGGATTACAGATGACAGCACGAATGACTACAAACTATTTACAACTATTATCTATTTATCATCAAAGAAATACTCATCGTTCAGATGAATGGAAAGAGTTTTGTTCTTGGGTAAAAACACTGCCTATGTTTAAAGAGTTGTGTTTAAAAGGAGAATAAATGTATGGATTTAAACTCTGTTAATATAACAGCTACACAAGTAGCTAAAAATTATTTTTCAGCTTATGTTGAAAATGGCTTTATTTATTCTTATAGTGTATATGGTGAAAGACAACAAGTTGGTGTTACAAATGATGCTTATACTGCTTTACAGAAGACAGCGCAAGAAGCTTTAGATAAAGCTGAAAAGTATTATCAACGATTAGTAGAGTTAGGAGATATAGTACCTCCTAAAACATCAGAAGAAACTATTGCAGAATTGATGTCTGTAGTTAGTGAATTACGTAATGAGATAAGAGAAATGAAGACAGTTCAACATAAGGGGGATTCAAATGAATCTATTAAGTATACTGAAAGCTCTGGGAATAAAAATTTCCCCACAAATAGAGGAAGCTATAGCAAAGGCACAGCAACTGGCAAATAACTATGGCAATTCTAAAGAGGGCTTTATAAAAGCAGTTAATGAAAATGGTGGAACAGAATCTTTAACAAAAGCCTTAGCAACATTAGATAATCCAAATGTTGCTAGAGTTTTAACAGCGTTAGGACACCCACCAGAGTCTATAAAACAAGCAGTTAATAGTCTGGGAGCAATAACTCCTACACCACAACAAACTCCTAATACTCAAAATATTTCTAATGAGATTAGGTCTTTTGAAGAAAGGCTTAAAAGATTAAAGTAGTAATACTTTAGTTATATATTTTAAGGAGTGATTTTAAGTGGATGAAAAAATGAATTGGGGCTTTATCATTCTTATCTTCTTGTTCTTTATGATTTTTGGAGGATGGGGTAATGGTGGTCTGTTTGGTGGCAGAGGTGGAGAATGCGCTGGTTGTAGTGTAGTTTCTAACTGTTAAGTAGAAAAACAGCAAATCATTGATACAGCTAGAACTCAATACATGATTGAAAACACTGCAAAACAAACTCAAGAACAGGCAATGGCTTTAGCTAATGCTCTTGGAACTAAAATTGATTTCTATGAATATCAAAATCTGCGTGACCAACTGGCACAAGAAAGAACTAAAAATGTGGTTCTGGAAAATCGTGTCTATAGTGATGCTAAATTTAATGCACTGGAAAGACAGAACGAAGCTATGTTTGGCGTATTAAAATCTGAAATTGCAGACTTGTCTTGCAATGTTCCGAAACGTCCTCCATACTATGCACAAGGTTTTGTAACTTGTGGTTCTCCAATTCCTAATGGATGTTGCAACTAATCTTTTGAAGTTCCGCTTATTTGCGTGATTGAGGGGTAGGCGGTATGCCTACCTCTCTTTTTATATTAAGGAGTGATTATTAATGAATTGTAATTGTACAAAATTTAATCCTGCAACACCTCCTTCTGAGCCTGTTCCAAGTAATTAATAGACAGGAGGATTAGCTATGAAACTAGATTTAGTGTCCTTAATGTTAGGTTTTGGTGTTGGTTATCTAGCATTGACAGAATCAGGTAGAAAACAGTTAATAAAAGTAAGCAATCAAGGTGGGGAATTAGTAAATAAGCTTACAGATAAGTATATAGGCGAGCCTATCAGTAAAGCATTAGGGGGAATAGAAAGTGTCACACATGAAGAAGTCGTTAATGCATCTGACGAAGAAGCAAAACTGGATTGATGATTTAGTTGAAATATTAAAATGTAGATTAAAATATCCTACAACAGATTTAAAAGAAGTTTATGAAGATATAGAAGAAGACATTTATTTATGTGTTAATGGCGAGCATTTTGATGAGGACTTAGCGAAACAAGCCGTTAGTGAGATGATAAATGCAGGTGGTACAACTGGCGAGAAATGGAGCAAGGAGCGTACTGATGAGGCTGCTAGGATTGTCGGCATCACTGAAAACCTCTGGGATTTTTACTATGTTATTAATATGTACTACAGCGATTACAACACAGTTATCGGTGAAGATATTACAATGGCGGCGAAACTCTCTAAAGCGTTCATTGAGGATGTAGATGTTCCAGAAGGAAAGGCTTATAGATACTACAAATATGTAGTTAAAGATGAATAATAACAGAAATAATAATAGTCTTCTGGATACTTTAGGAGCTTTGGGTGATTTATTAGGCATATTAAACTACATAGAAAATTTACAACAAACTAAAAATGATGTTATAATGAAAGAACTAAGAAAGCAGGATAGTGTATATTTTAAGCAAATATTAGAGAATCAAGCAAGAATTGAAGAAAAGTTAGATAAGTTACTTGACAAGCAAGAGTAGTTATGATATAATAGAGGTGTAGTCAAGGCTACGCCTCTATTTTAATTATAAGGAAGATTAAAATGCAGAAATTTAAATTGAGAAGTAACGACCTAGATACTTTATATAGTATCTTTAAACATAGTTCATTAACTCCCTTAGATATACAGCAGTTAAGACAAAATAAATTTTTCTATACTTATACGCCACGAAGAGCAATGGAAAGAAATGAAAAACGCCGCTTAGCCGCTTAATTTATTTTGACTGGAAAGCGCCCGGAAACGGAATCCGTATCCGTGCGCTTTTCCCGCCGCTTAAGATTCTATGAAACCAAGGAGACTGCT